AGCCTGCTCGTCTTGCTGATGGTGAGTTTGTGGTTCCCGCACGTATTGTTTCCGAACTCGGCAACGGTTCAACTGAGGCCGGTGCCCGTAAGCTCTACGCGATGATGGACCGAGTACAAAAAGGGCGGCGTAAATCAGTGGGGAAAGGTAAGGTTGCAGTAGATAGCAAATCCGAAAAGCATCTGCCTGCATGAAGATACAACACGTACACTTAGAATACGTAAACCAAGTCTGGCCCAAAGTCGAAGATTACATTCGCTGGGCGCTGGATTACCAGACTGATTACACGATTGAGCACGTCAAAGTATTTATAGCTACGGGGGCATGGACTCTTGTGGTTGCTGTAGACGAGGCAGGAGAGATTAAAGGCGCGTCTGCAGTGCAGTTTTTTAACCGCCCGAACGATCGGGTTGCGTTTGTTGTGGCTATGGGTGGCAAGTTAATATCTAGCAAGGATACGTTCCAGCAGTTTTCTGACTTGCTTAAGGCGTTTGGCGCAACCGCTATTGAAGGCGCTGCCAGAGAATCTATCGCTAGATTGTGGAAGCGGTATGGGTTCGAGGAAAAGTATAGGATCGTAGGGGCAAAATTATGATTATCCGTAATAAATTCAACGGCTATATCGGCGGCAATAACAGACTTTACCCCGGCGGCGGAGGTAGTAGCCAACCCCAAAGCACTACACAAACCACAACGACGATCCCTGAGTATGCTCGGCCCTATGTCGAACGCATGCTGGGTAAGGCCGAGGCTTTTTCAGAGTCTCCATATCAGGCATATGGCGGCGAACGCGTAGCTGGTTTTACCCCGATGCAAGAGCAAGCCTTTCAAGGTGCAGCTAATCTTGGCCCCGCAAAACAACTTGGTGTTGGTACACAACTCGCGGGGTTGGGTGGGCTTGGGGCTTTGGGTGCAGGTCAGCAGTACGCACAGCAAGCTACATCTCCCGGCTCTATGCAGGCGTATATGTCGCCGTATATCGAGGGCGCTATGGCCCCGGCGCTCAGAGAAGCCGCACGAGCATCTGCAATTCAGGGCCAACAAAACGCAGGTCAGGCTGTACGCGCAGGTGCTTTTGGTGGGTCCCGGTTTGGGATCATGGAAGCTGAGCGTCAGCGTAACTTAGGCCAGCAACAGGCTGACATCTACGGTAGAGGTATGCAGACTGCATACGAGCAAGCACGTCAGGCTCAGCAGTTTGGCGCAGATATCGGTCTTCGTGGCTATGGTATGGCAGGGCAACTGGCGGGCACGCTGGGTCAATTAGGTCAGACTCAGTTCGGTCAGCAACAAGGTGCAATCCAAGCGCAGGCAGCGGCAGGTGCTCAGCAGCAGGGTCTGGAACAGCAGAAACTTAGCCAAGCCTACCAAGACTTCTTGTCTCAGCGTGGCTACCCACAGCAGCAGTTGGCATTTATGTCGGATATCCTGCGCGGTGTTCCGCTCGGCCAGCAGACTCAAGTGCAGTATCAGGCACCGCCTCCGATAACATCCCAGCTTGCTCAGTTGGGTCTTGGCGCTTATGGCGTCTCGCAGATGATGAAGAAGGATGGTGGCATCATCAAGATGGCCGAGGGTGGTATTGCGGATGCTGCGCCACAAGGCTCTGTGCCTAATACGATGCCTATCGAGAAACTACGTGCTGCACTGGGCGATATGTCTGATGAGCAGTTGGATCAGGTGGCGCAAGGTGCGGGTGACGCTACAACACTGGCGCTGGTGCAGGAACAGAAGTCGCTAAACGCACGGATGCGCAACGCTAATATTCTGGCTGAGTCCATCCCCCAATCTACTATTAAAGAAGAAATGGTTGCGGCTGATGAAGCTGCTGACTCGGGTATTGCTACGGCCCCACTCCCTGCGACTATGTTTGCAGATACAGCAGTGGGCGAAACCTCAGAAGAACCTGCTATGCGTGGCGGCGGCATCGTGGCGTTCGCTAAAGGTAAAGAGGTTAAAGCCGCCCCCGCCCCTGCGGACGACGTAGCTGCGCTTCGTGCACTGGACCCATCCAAAGCTTTGATGACGGAAGAAGAGCGGGCCGGTGCGGAAGAAAAAGGTTTGGCTCGGTTGGAGAAGTTCCTTGGTCCTGACCGGTCAGTTGAACTGGCTGAAAAAGTGGCTAAGGCGTCTGAGCTTGGCCCACAGGCTGAGTCTAACGCTAAGGCTGCTGCGGCATTTGAGATGATGGCGGCGTTTGGTGAGCCGGTACCGTTTGCTACTGCACTGGGTAAAGCAGGTGCTGCGGCTGGGCGCAACATGAAAGAGTTCGAGAAGCTCAAGCGTGAGTCCGAGAAGGAAGCCAACAAGCTACGTCTGGACACAGCGCGTTACGAGCGGGCGGAGAAAATGCAGCGGTATGGTGAGGCTAATAAGATTGCGGATCGGATAGAGGATCGCAAAGCTAAACTGTACGGCCTTGAGGCGGATAAAAACAAAGCATTGGCCGACATACAGCTCAAAAAAGAACAGATTGCGTCTACTGAGAAAGTGGGTATGGCTCAGGTCGCAGCAACTCGTGCGGCTGCGGGTAGATTGGATTACAACCGTGACGTGCTTGGTAAACTGGTCAACCAAGGCGTTGCAGAGTTTGTAGCTCGTACAGGGCAGCAGCCTAACGCACAGCAGATGGCGGTCATTGAAGGTAACGCTGCACGTGACTCAGCTAACTTGTTGAAGGTTGATCCTTACGGTGCTGGACGCTTAGAAGCTACAGTGCAAGGTCGCATTACTGATGCTAAGGCTAAAGATATTGTCCTGAAAGACCTGAACCTGCAGTTGATGGGAGCTGACCCGAAAGATAAACCTGCAATCCAAGCTCAAATAGCTGCACGGGAAGCGCAAATCGCTAGGGATATTCAATCCCAGATTCCGGGGCCCGGTGCTACTACGCCTCCACCTCCGGCTAACGCATTACCTATGCCTACAAGCAAAGCAGAACTGCAAAAAGGGCAGATATACAATACTGCACGAGGCCCAGCACGCTGGAACGGCACTGCATTTGATCCTATTTAACTATGGCGAACTCTTTTTCGTTTGAAGATGCGCTGCGGCCCAATCCGCAACCACAGCAGCCGCAGTCCTTCTCTTTCGAGGAAGCAGTAGCTCCGGTTAAACCCACGTCGTTTTCCTTTGAGGAAGCGCAGCCTACTCAGTTCATTGACGCTCGCACTAAGACCGCCGAGCCGACACCTGAAGACCAGTCTGTATTCCGGCAGGTTGCGGATATTCCATTGCAACTTCAAAAAGGTGCAGTTACCGGCGTTCGGCTTATCTCTGATGCGTTTGGCGCAAACTCTTCTGTATCTAAGAATCTACGCTCTGTAGAAGACCACCTAGCAAGTTTGATGTCTGCGCAGTCCAAACAAGACTCGCGTGAGATGGCGCGGATCATGAAAGATGCCGAAGACAAAGGCATAGCTGATCAAGTGGTAGCAGGTGTCAAGGCTTTGTCTGTTGCTCCAGTAGACACCATTGTCAACGCGCTAGGTACATCCGGCCCAGCTATTATTGCAGGGCTTACAGCTACTTTGGCAGGTGCGCCTGCGGCTGCTGTTCTCGGTACTACGGCGGCAGTGGGTTCCGTCATGGGTGCGGGTACCATCAAGGGTGCTATTTACGAAACTGTTGCGGAAGAACTTATTAAGGCTGGTTTGAAACCGGCTGAAGCCGAAGCGCGGGCTGTAAAGGCACAGGAGTACTTTGGCGAGAACATGGGCATGATTACCACAGGCGCTGGCCTTGGTACGCTTGAAGCTATTACTGGTGCCCAACCAGCTATTGCCCGCATGATCGCCAATAAGCTTGCCCGCAAAGGTGCAGCAGATATTGCAGAAGACGTAGCCGAGCAAGCTGTCAAAGGTTATCTGGGTACAGCGGCGAAGTCTGCCGCAAAAGAAGCCGGTCCTGAGTTCCTCCAAGGCGCACAAGAACAACTGGCCAAGAACCTTGCTCTCCAAGAAGAAGGCTTTGATGTGCCTACTATGCGTGGTGTTGTGGCGCAAGGTACGTTGGAAGCTGCTGCTGGTGCTGGTCTTGGTGCAACCACTGGGGTAACTGAAGTTGCTACGGAACGCCGTGCGGCTACGCAGGAGCAGAGAGAACTGGACCGCCTGCAAACACTGATTGAACAAGAGATGGGTCCTGTTGTACCCGAGGAAGGAGTTGCTGATGTCGTCGAACCTTCACCAGCTGTCAACGGAGCAGTTGAGCCTAGCACTAGTATGCCTGTCGGAGGAGTTGACGCCGCTGCCGCAGGAGTTGAAGCACCTCTCGCATCTGGACTGGCTACTGCTGAGCAACTTGTTGGAGAACCTATTACTGGAGCAGCAGTACAGTCAACTCCACTAACCCCACCGCTACCAACGCTTGAGCAAGCACAGGCTGTGCTGGATACGCTTGAGAACAAAGAACAGCTAGAAATTACGGAGGCCCCAGATGGCGGCTTTGTCGTTGCACAACGTGCTCCTGTGGCTGAACCTACTGCTGTGGCTCCTATTGCTCCTACTGAAATGGTGGGAGAAGCAGCCCCCGTTGAAGCAGCTGGAGTTACTCCGGAAGCTGTACAGCCTGTTGTACAAGTTGCCCCAGCCGAAGCGGTGGAAGCAGCGCCTGTTCCTGAAGCTGCTGAGCCTGTAACCCAGCCTGCTGCCCAAGAAATCGTTACACCCACGGAGGAACCACGTGTCGCTGAAGCCCTTGAAACCGTCGAAGCAAAAGAAGAAAGACCGCAAGAAACAGCCGCTACCGTCGCAGCCATAGCTGAGCAAGCCGAAACCCCCGCACGCAAACGTGCACCGGGTGGTGGACGCAAAAAGTCTGAGATTGCAAAAACGCCGGAAGAACGCAAAGCGCAAGCTGCTGATTTAATTCAAGACGCTCGTGACATCGAGGGCCGGGCTAAGGCTGTCCAGAAACTATCATTAGGGTTGGCCCCCGAGCAGTTCGCTAAGCGCGGAGTTAGCGCCGAGGAAGCGCAGACCGCGTACGAAGAAGCCGAGACTGCCCGCAAGGAAGACTTGTGGAACAACAAGATGTACTTGTACATCGCCAGCGTAGACCCTACACGCCGCGACACTAAGGCTGGTCGGATAGCGCGGGAAGCCGTAGCGCAGTTCACTCCACAAGAGCAGGCGCAGTACAAAGAGCTTTACGCTTCGTATAAAGCGGAGCAGGGCAGGGCACCTCTTAAGTCCACAAGCATTTATATGTCGGACACGGCAGACCCTAAGTTTGGGACAGCCACAACTGCACAGCAGGCACTGCGCCGGATAATGAACACCGGCAAGCCGTTTGAAAAGCTGCTGGCTCAACGTCTGTTGAATGCGGTCAAGGGTGTACAGTTTGTCGTAATCCGCCCAGATACTAAGCTACCCGCAGAAATAAGTAAGGCGTTTAAAGACACCACCCAAGGTGTGTACTCTGAGTCTCGCAAGACTATCTATGTGCGGGATGAGAGCTTTGGTGATGTCAACGGCGTAAACAACACGACGATTCTGCATGAGGCATTGCACGCTGCTACTACACTGCGTTTGGATTACGCACTGGCTCTGGCTGAACGTGGTGAGCTAGACACTGCGCCCGCTTTGCAAGCATTTGCTCAGATGATGCAAAAGACGATGAACCGGGCTGAGCTTGTGTATCGTGTTGCTAAAGCAGAGGGGCGCTCCACGCCTTACCTTGACGCGCTGAACAAAGTGGGTGCATTTACCGACGTGCGTGAGTTTGTGTCGTATGGCTTAACCGACAACATGATGCAGCAGTTCTTGGCTACGGAAGTGCCGGGGATGAAGATGTCTATGTTCTCGCGTTTTGTCGAGGCAATCCGCAAGCTGTTTGGCTTTGACGCTAACTCCCAGTCCGCATTCCAAGACTTAGTTGTAACTACCGACGCACTCCTAAGTGAGCGCCTGCCACGTGATGCGAGCATCATAGCCACTACACCTGATACGCTGGCTGCAATAAAGAACAACGGTAAGAAGGTAGAAGACTTTGACAAAAAGTTAAAGCAACCACTAGCAAGCCCTGAAGAAGCCCTTACCACTATCGGTCAGATTATCAAGGTGCGTAGCTGGGATGACGCTAAGGATGTGGTATCTGACATATACAACGGCACAGAGTCTCAGTTCCGCCGCCCTCTGTTGGGGGCGTTGACTACCCGCCAACTGACAGAACTTAACGCCGCAAAACAGATGACCGACGCTGATGGCAATCCGCTGTTAGATGAGGTGCTGCGCATCGCAGAAGATATGAACGGCGCTAAGTCCAAGATGCTGGACGACACCGCTGCTATGGCTAAGGTCTGGCATGAATGGCAACGCGCCAATCCGGGTAAGTACCGCACTTTGAACCGGCTCATCCACCTCTCTACCATCAACCAGCTTGACCCTTCGATAGACACACGGTCGGCTACGCTTACGCAAATGTATGAGGCGCTGGGTGCGGACGGTAAGAAGCTGTACAACGACATCCGCGACTTCTATAAAGCACGGTTTGATCAGTACAAACAAATACTGTTGGATCGCATAGCGCAAACGGAAGCAGACGACGCGACCAAAGCGCAGATTATTGCCAAGCTAGAAAAAGACTTTGAGAAGCTGCCACAACCGTACTTCCCGTTAGTGCGTGAAGGTAAATACTGGGTGCGTATCGGTAACCCAAAAAGCCCGAACATGGAGTACTACATGTTTGAGGACCCACGCGAGCGTAACTTCTTCGTGCGTCAGCGGGCTAAGGAGCTTGGCACTACTGTAGAAGCACTGAAGGAAGACGAGAGTAATATCTTTGCGATGGGCGACGACTTTAAACAAGCCGTTGACGAAGGTATGCGGTCTTCCAAGATGCTAAAAGATATTCTTGAGTTGGTGGATAACGCCAACATGGTAGACAAGCCAGCACTCAAAGACGAGATACACCAGTTGTACTTTTCTACGCTGCCTGAACAGAACTTCCGTAAGCACTTTATTCACCGTAAAGGCACAGCGGGTTTCCGTTCGGACGCACTACGTAACTTTGCTAAGTCCAGCTTCCATACCTCGGTGCAGTTAGCAAAGATTGAGTACGGGCAGAAATTGCGCAGTGCTGTGACACGAGCTTGGGACGCTACGGAAGGCAAGCCCCAACGGGAAATACTGTTTAGGCCGCTGGTTGATGAGATGAAAGATCGTGTGGAGAATGTGTTGTCTCCAGACCGGTCAGATGCAGCAGCAACTAAGTTTGCTAACTTCCTTGGCAGCGCCAGCTTCTTGTATTACATGAGTGCTCCGGCCTCGGCAATTACTAACTTGTCGGGTCTGTTTGTGTTCGGCATGCCTGTGCTTAACGGTGAGTTTGGCCCACGAGCTAACTTGGCACTTGCCAAGAACATGAACATCTTCAAGGCAGTTGGTACAACCGATAAAGACGGCAAGTTTACCTTTCCTACGTTGCTCTCTAAGTTGGCTGGGCACCGCCGTGATGCGTACATGGAAGCCCTGCGCCGGGGTAAGATTGATACGACGCTGACCTACGACACACTTCAGCTTGCACGGACACCGTCGGAAAAATATAGTGGGTCTACTGTAAGCATAATGAATGCAGTGGGTTATCTGTTCCATCACAGCGAAAAGATTAACCGCGAAGTGATGTTCATGACAGCCTACGACTTGGCCTACGAGCGTGCTACTAAGGCTGGGCGTGACGCTAAGACTGCAATGGAAGAAGGATTGAACGAAGCCGCTCGGTTAACTGATGAGGCGATGTTTGATTACTCTGAGTTTAATAAGCCCCGATTCTTCCGTGGCAACGTAGCCCGCGTCATATTGCAGTTCAAATCGTTTGCTCAGCAGACCACGTTCTATCTGGTTAAGAACTTTAAAGCCATGTTTGGTAAGCAGCCACCCGGAGTTCGGAGCGCCGCTGCGACTAAGTTTATTGGCACCTTGGGTATGACAGCCATGTTTGCGGGTGCGTTGGGTCTGCCGTTAGTGTCAGTCCTTACATGGGCTATGTCATTAGCAAGTGAAGATGAGAAAGACCCGGAGAAGCGCAACCCTAAACTGCGGTTCCGTAAGTTCTTGCGCGACGAGTTTGGCGAAGACTTAGGCTTAGCTATCGAACGTGGGCCTATCTCGTGGGCAACAGACATCGACTTCCATAGCCGTGTGAAGCTGGATCAGTTGTGGTTCCGTGAGCTAAAGGCAGGTAAGTCTGAGCCTGAAGCGTTGAAGGAGTTCATGATCAACATGATGGGCCCCAGCGTCGGGTTGGCTGTAAACGCATCTGAAGCACTGCGCCGTATAAATGACGGTGACGTTCAGCGTGGTGTAGAGATGTTGCTACCTGCTGGCCTTCGTGGATTTGCAGCGGCTATGAGGTTGAACGAGGAAGGGGTGCGTAACCTTAAGGACGACAAGATTATTCCTCGTGACAAGCTAAGCGATAAAGAAATTGCTATCGCTGCTACGGGCTTCTCCCCCACTAAGGTTGCAGCAACGCAAGAAGACGCAGCACAAGCTAGGGCAGAGCTGGATAAAATCCAAGCGGATCGTACTCGCGTGCTGACTTTGTTTAAAGACCTCAACAAGAAGTTTACTCCGTCACGTCGAGACGAGGCATTCCGTGCGCTTAAAGAGTTCAACCGTATGAACCCGATGGTTGGGCTGGATGCTGATACCATCATCAAAGCCGTTGAAGGGGAAGTTGAAGCAAGTGCAATGTCTGTACGTGGTATCCGGGTATCTGAGAAACTCCGTCCTGCATTAGAGCGCCTACTCCCGCGTAGTCCGTACAAGGAATAAAAAAGCCCCCGGCTAAGCGGGGGCGAAAAGGAGAGCGACGGCAGAAGGAGCTAACTTCGGAGGGTGCCGTCCGGCGCAGTATAACCTAGACCCTCCACACTCGCACCCCCTGTACGCCCTCCTGTATAACAACGCGTGTTACGGTTTTAAACCTGAGTCTTTTCGTAACACGTGTAATGTCTTGGATTGCTTTAGCCGGGTCCAGACACGGGATGAAAAACGAAGCCCCCGGCTTAAACGCTTGCCAATTAATCTGGTAGCTGACTTTCTCCACCCGCATCAGGTTTCTCCACTGGGACAAAGTCTTCGACGTTCAGGTACTCAGGGTTGGTGCAGTCAAACTCCAATACATACACAGGTGCCGTCACCATCTTCATCCCGGTACCAAGACGGCGCGTGACCCGCCCCTTGAACACCCCTTTAATCTTCAGCTCCCGTAGCACGTCGCTATAGCCAATCTGCCGTTTGACGCAGTCATCCTTAAATGCACTGGACTGAATAAATAACTTTTTGGTATCGGGCTCATACCGCGCAACCAACGCACCTCGGGGTTCCCGCAAAGGTGCAGGGCTCAGGTTAGTGCGAGCATCAGCTTCTCCGTTGACAACTAAGCACTGGTCCACGTGGCGGTTGAGGAAGTCACCCAGTACGGTCGAACCGTCATCCATTGGGGCGCTGCCTTCCTTGCGCAGTTCTTTAATCAGGTCTGTTGCCCACTTGTAAATAGCCTTCATGTCGTAGTCGATCAGACCCAGATTACGTGCGATCAAACCACCGGTGATGTTACATGCAACAACAGCAGACCAGAACCGCTCTCGCTGGGTGAGTTTTAACTCTTTGTCAATCTTGGCTTGTATGGCCCGCATGGTCTGGACTGCTTCTTCCTTATTGCCCACAAGCCACTGTGCGTAAATCCCGCCAGCCACGCCGTAGTTCTCCCGCAACTGGTGGTCAAAGTACTGCTTACCTTCTGCCACGCTAATAGCATCTGAGTAGCCAATCTGGTACTCCATCAAGCGCATCATCTCGCCGTCCGGCGTAGCCTTCAGTGCCGCCAGCTTTTGCGCAAAGTGTGCGTTGGCTGAGCACAAAGATATGGTCTGCCAGAATGTCGTGTTAAGTCGGAGTTCGTTGGTGGATGCCTTGGACCGGTCTTTCCAGCGGCCCTGAGACATACCGTAGGACATATCAGAGAACTCCTCAGCGATCATGTTGGTGATCTCGTCCATCGTGAACGGCAAGTTATTCATCACCCCAAGCTTTAGCATCTTGGCATTAATCGTATCCTTCGGAATACACATCAGGTGGTCTGGATGCCCCCATACGCTATTGCATGCAGCGAGGGTTGTTGACTTACCAGAGCCAGAACCACGGAAGACCAAGTTAATGATCGCGCCTTTTTGTCCGGTGAACTTAAGGAGTGGCGCACCAAAGGCTGACAGCGCAGCAAACGCGTTCGGCTCCAGACCGGGGCGGGTGTACAGGTTGAATACTTCTTTCCATTTTTCTAGGGTGCCTGACTCTATGACGTACGGTGCCAGATGCTTCGTTGCTGTCGAAGGGGGGCTGTAGTAAATGCTGTCAGCCGTGATCTCCCTGTCACCCAAAATAAATTTGCTGTCTCCGTCAGCCCAACCAAATTGTGTTCTCATAATGTCTGCCTTTGTGGTTACCTGTATTTCCTTTGCACACCTAAGCAAAAAGTTAATTACCTCATCCATCTGCACACCCCGAGCGAGTACGCCCTGAGCACCCAATAGTTTCTTTGGCTCATCCTTACCCGTCAGGGCACTTGCTGCCACTACAAAATCCTTAACACCGTCCTTGGGTAGATGCAGCCGTATCCGCATAATTTCCCCAACCTCCGGATCGATCATGCGCTGCACTACATAAATGTCGTGCTCGTAAATTAGCTTGGGTTCTTCCTCATCCTTCATCGCCTCCCGGTAAACCCCGCCGTTTGCACCGCGCATATATGGGAACGGGTATGTCGGAATATAAGTAGGCGCAACCGCTACGCTGCCTTCATCTTCGGCTTCCTCTTCGTCCGCCTCGACCAAATAGCCTTCCTCTGTTGCTTCGGAAATAGCTATAGTCCGGCCCAAAGCAATAGGAGATTTAAATGAGCCTTTATGTTTGCAGCCGTTGCAGCCGCCCGGATTCCACCGCTCAAACGTCTCGCAGTGGTGTGGGGCTCCGGTGGACTGTAGGTTGTGCGCTTTCTCATCCACTTCCGCCGGATCATAGTGCGGGTGGTTCATAGACATTTTATGCACTGCCGAGTACGAGTCCTCACAGAACGCCGCAATCGACAAGGCCGAGCGCCACAAGTTGTAGTCTATGGACTCTTGGTTCTGGTAGCAGTGTGTTAGTTGTGCGCAGCCATCGTTACCTAACAGCATAATCTTCTTAAACGACGCCGTACGGTTCTTCATCAGCGCCATGGTCAGGGCTGACGGGGGGCCTCTCCGCTTAGGTATGTACTGCTCGTCCTCAATACTTACACCCAGAATTTCCTTGAGCTTTTCGTATTCTATGGCGGGTGCAACGGATAGCACCTCAACCGGTTTAGGTGGGTTATCCTTAAAGTTCAGTGTCCCCGGTACGCGCAGCACCCGAGCCGCCTCGAAGACGGAAGGGTCCACAATCAGCCCGTGGATATTGCAAAGCTTGGATAGCCGCTTAGCTAATGGTTGCCAGCGTGCTTTGTCTATGGTTTCAGTAAGCAGCCAGTACAGATGCCAGCCACGTCCTGAGTTAACGACTGTAGGTTTGGGCAGTCCTATCGTGGAACAGAACTCTCTCAGTGCTTGTAGCCCGGTGGCTTGATCTACGTAGCCTTCAATCCGGTTGTTCTTTTTAGGGTTTGGCTTTGCTTTATCTTCACCGCAGTCAATATCCATCCAGAGGGCACGGAAGTATGCAGCGTTATCCTGCTTACGGTTCGCGTTGGTTTCAAACTTAGCGCAACCAAAGTAAACATCGCGCCCACCATCCAGATACTGCTTGATAAAATCATCTGCCTCTTCTCTAGTCTGTACAAGCTCCTGCCACGCTACGTCGTCCTTAATCCCCAAAATGCAATACCAACCCTCATCGGGCAGCACAGCATTCATTAAGTCGAAGTTAGCCATTTAATTATTGTATAAGGGTAAAAAAGGGGGGATCGCTCCCCCCAAAAAGCACTAGGTGCCCTACTCTTTACTTCAAACGCTTAAGCAGTTTGTTGATTGCTGCGTGGTGTTTTGGATGCGGGTCGCAAAGACCAGTGAACCAGTTGTAAACCGTAGCACGGCTCACCCCCAGTTGGTCAGCAACAGCACGTACCGGAGACTCAGCTTCGATACATGCCTTGCCCAAGATAACGCCAAGCAGCTTCTTGTCAGCCCGTTTGTTCAGGTCAACAAGTCGTTGGCTATATCCGTAGCTCATTAGTCGTCGCTCCAGTCACTGACCACATCCGCAAGAGATTTCTTAGGCGTATCCGAAACCTCGGCCTTTGGTTTAGAAGCACGCTTCGTAGGTTCTGCCACCTCTTCCGCTTCGACTGCTTCTGCCTTGGCTTTCTCGGCTTTTGGTACAGGCGATTGCTCAAACTCCTCATTACTTGTCTTACCTTCCGTATCAGTTTGATACACAGACATAACGACAGCTTTTTGTGCAGTCTCCGACACTGCTGCCTCGGCAACAATAGCTTCCAGCTGCGGGTCTTTAGCAACGAAGTCCACAGCCTTAAACAGCACCGTCTGGTTGTCGTTGTCTTCGTTAAAGCTAATCTCTGTAACCACAGACTCAAGGTCACTGCCGTTGGCAAAGATGTAGTCGATGTACGCGTTGAACGGGAAAGTATGGCCGCTACCCTTACCGAAGATAGACTTAGCCGACAACTGCATCTGATATACATCACCAGCCACGTTAGTATCCAGATCATCTGGCAGGACTACAGCGATGCGACGACCGTAACGACATGCCTTGGTATTGCCCTGACCTGAACCCGCAATATTCTTAGGGCAGGTCTCGCAGGTTTTACCTTGTGGCTGCTTCACACTTGCATCCGGCTTGCGGCCATCTGGTGACCAGCAGTCAGGCGGCGCAGCTTCTGCGTTTGGGTCATAGGTCTTAGCGTAGAAAGTGCGGGAGATGTCCGTAGATGCGTTGACGATGACCACACGCAAAGGTGCTTTCAACTTACCTACTTCCTCACCGTTAGCCAGTCGGCGCAGAATACCGTTCTTAGCAACGATACGCTTCAGGGCTTTCTTTTTCATCAGCGACTGGGTCAGTGCCGATGGGGTTTTCTTTGCTGAGAGTGCTACATCACCAGACTTAAAAATGGAAACTTCATTGCTCATTTGCTTCTCCTTACGGTAATTTTATACTTACTATCGGACATAAGACCTTTCGGCAGTACATCCGGGTTTTCTTCGAGGAACTGCTTCATGTTACCTTGACTAATACGTTTTTCAAACAGACCAAACGCATTATGCTCCTGCACAAAGTCGTAGAACGAATCCCAATCACTTGTCCAAAACCTTGTATCTACTCTGCGCATTATGGTACCGGCGGGGGTCTTGATGCTATCAGCGCCGTTCTCTTTGCACAACTCCAACATTTCGCTTGCCACGAGCGATAGTTGTTCTTCAAGCCTTTTGTATTCCGCGTCAAACTGACGCTGCAGCTCGTCCCGCTTATCTCGTATTTTTATATACACCTCCGCCAACTTATCTGCGGGGTAATCCGATATATCCATCGTAGCTCCTTCAATAAAATTGCGGGGTCACTGAGTGGAAGACCTATAGGCAAACGAAAAAATCCTACGGTTTTAGCTCAGCCCCCGCCGCTGCAGTTATTAGCCCCACACGCAGCTTGGGTGTCGTCACTTCAACATTCAACCTGCCACTACCACCAGCACTCGCGCGCTGATACCTGAACTATACACTAACTTTTGACATTGTCAAGCGTCTTTAAGCTCTTGTTTGTATAAATCGATTATTTTTGTGTGGTTAGCTATGTTGTTGCGCAGCATGCGATAAAGCCTTGCCTCCACCTCGCTGCCTTTGATATGCACAATAGTCATCGCGTTCTTCTGTCCGGGGCGATTGATCCGTGCATTTGCCTGTAGGTAAGTTTCTACACTCGTTACGGGCGCGTACCAAATAATCGTATCTGCTGCCGTCAATGTCAACCCATGGGACGCTGCCTGTGGTTGAATAATTAACACTCTTGGCTCTTTACTATTTTGAAACCTTTGTATTACATCGTTGCGTTTGTTGACCGTAACCTGCCCGCTTATGATGTCGCACGTAATACCAACAGCTGTAAGGTGGCTCATCAGTAGCTCAATAGTATGTGTGAACGGCACAAACACCAGCACCTTGTTGCTTGATTCCTCGATAACTTCTTGCACTACCTTCAGCCGGTTGGACACATCAAACTCAATGATCTCCTTAGTGTCAGAGTAGACCGCACCGCCCGAGATTTGCAGAAGCTTGTTCAGGTTTACCGCTGCGTTGACAGACGTAACTTCCTCACCCCCGGCGTTGATCAGCATTTGCTCCTTCAGAATCTTGTAGTACAACCTCTGCTGAGGGCTCAGCGGGGCATCCCGTTCTGTATAGGTTACCTCCGGCAGGTCCAGACATTGCGCTTTTTCAAACCTTATTGCCGGTTGTAATGCGTTATGCACGGTGACTTCCGCGTTGGGCCTTGGTATCCAACGGAACTGGCCTACCTTTTCCATCACCTTGTCGCGGAACTGACCAAAGAACTTGGGCACCCCATCGGGATTGACCAGCTTTGCTATGCCGTAAGCGTCCACAGGGGATTGTGCCGCCGGAGTGCCGGTCAGCATCCACAGCCAAGTATCCGGAGTGAGCACTGACTTCAATGTTTTCCAGCGTGCAGTCTGCATGTTCTTATATGCCGAGGCTTCGTCTACGACGATCAGGTCAAACCCGCCGTTCATAACTTCGTCCTTAACAATATCCAGCCCGTCAAAATTAATAATGACAAACTCTGCCTCGCCGTTGATTACTGACTTACGCTGGTCGCGCTTGCCATACGCAATGTCGCAGCTACGGTGCACAGCAAACCGGAACAGGTCGTTCTGCCATGCCGATTTCATAATAGACAACGGGCAAATGATAAGCACACGGCGCACCAGACCCAGCTTCATCAGATAGTCCGCCGCCCAGATAACAGCAGCCGTCTTGCCTGTACCCTGTTCGTTAAAACAGAACGCACGTTTGCGCAGGGTGAGGAACGCTGCGGTTTGCTTTTGGTGCTCGAATGGTTTGAACTGGCCCGGCCAGTCGTAGTCTCGGATTATGGGTGACGGCACATTCTTTATGTTCAGCTTAGCTAGTGCTTGGGTTTCAGGTAACCCGTAATGCACGGCGACATCATGCAGATCATCCGGCAGTCTACCGATGACCTTGCTCTTTTTGATCGTCTCCGTTATCAAGTGCGGGCGTCTCGTACGTATGACGATGACTTTGTTATCTACGATTTGCATCTGAGTTTTATTTTGTATTTGTAAGAGTCGTATTCCAATAAACCTTCCTGCTCTAAAACCATGCCCGCAACGTCAAGCATAGAGCCGTACGGCTCGTTTAGCAGTATGTCTTCGTCTACCCAATCAGAACCTAACATTGTTAGCCAGATCATCTTGGCTTCTTCCACCGTCATGTCGTCATAGGGGGGCCCATCAATCGTCACTTCTTCCGTTCCCGCTTACTGACTTCAGATTTCAGGCTACGGTCAGCACCGCGTAAGAAAGACCGGTTAGCGCCAGCACTCTCTACCTTGAGGCCTGTTGCGTTGGTGCCGCCCTTAGATAAAGCTTTAGTGTGCGCAACATCTTTACCGTCACCCTTGCTGACTTTGCCTTCCTTCATCAGCTTGGCACGGGCTGCATTGCGCGTGGCGCGTTTCTTAATCTGCTCTGGTGTGCCCTGATACTCTTCGTATTCTTTTTTGTATGGGCGTGGTTTATTTACGTACGGCATGAGATGTTTCCTTCCTTAAATTGAAATACGCATTGGGGGAACGGGGCATACGTTTCATATTGTATTTGAGATATAAAGCGCCACAAATAAAGTCCCCGTTGCTTACGTACTGCTTAGTGTCCCGCTCCACTACGTGCTTCCATCCGTAACTACCTCTGCTGGTATTGATGGTTTTCCTACGGTCAAGCGCATCGTAGTTAAGTAGCCATTCGACTACAGTAATAAACCCTTCGGGTGAGACAGGCCCGTGGTCATTACCCCAATCTCCGTCATACCTGCTTGTGTACTTAAACCCGTTTGCAGTTAAGTCGGGGTACTCTTTAAGTACTAGGTCGATGCACTTTTGTGCTTCAGCTTCAGTCATCAACTTCTCCTTAGTATTGTGCCGTCTGCCCTGTACGGGTTATACGGTACTGCTTCATTTCGTCGTTTATCGTGCTTTGTAAGATCATTCTTATGTGGTTTGCCAGCATGCCGTAAGGGTTAGCAACCAGCTCATCGTACACCGCGCTAATTACCAGTTTTTGTACGTTATCTTGCAACTTTATATACGCTTCTGTTTGTTGCTTTTCTTCGTCTGTCATAGCTATCCTTTCCTATTGTGTGCACAGCTTGTTACAGGGCAGAACTTGCACAGTGGGCTAGGTACTGGGTTCCACACGTTTGTCTTTATTGCGGCTTCCAACCGAACCAACTCCGGCTCCATCGAGTTTAGGTACGAAGTCTGCATCATAAACTCGTGCTTTTTCTTTACGATCTCATTACTAACTACAAACAGCAGCGCGGATTTAATCTCTACCACTTTGGGAAAGTGCGTGAACACTGCACCGGCCAACAGGTCTAGCTGTTTGGTATCGGCGTACTTAGCGTTCTTGCTGGTCTTGTAGTCCACCAGATAAGCAGTCTGTTTCTCTTCGTTAATGATAAGAAGGTCGGCAATACCCCGCCACCACACGTCCTTTGCAAAGAAGTCGCACGGCGCAAACTTACCGTCACGCTTGGCTATACCCAGTTTTATTTCGCAGTGCTTCTCGCCTTCAATTTTGCTAAGCGAGTCCATAACAGGTTGGAGAAAAGCAAACCTCGGCGGAATCGGAGTGCCTTCCTTGATGTAATCTTCCGCCGCTTTATGAAGCTCCTTACCATAGATCGTCGCAGTCGAATCCTCATCTTTGAAGTCCTTAAGTATACGTAGATGATGATATTTCTTCGGGCATTGATCGAAGGTTTTGATGCTGCTGTAAGACCATGCTGGAATCATTTCTCCAAACCCTTCATCAACATCACGACAGCGATAGCTTCACTCAGCTTTTGGTCTTCAGGTACCACGTACATCTCTGTCTTCCACTCGTAGTGATTGTGCCCGTGTATTTGTGTGGCGGTTGCAACTTCAAGGATGCGTCCGTTCATGGCCTCGATCACTCCTACGCGCATCTGGGGTGTAGTGTTGTGGTCGGCGCTCTTCAATATGGCGGTCTGTGTTTCATAGGAAATTTCTTCTGGTCTAGCACCAGCCTTGCGTTTCTTCTGCTCAACCCAGCTATACACCATACTACCGACGATACCGCACGATAGCCCAACGACACCCCATGTAATGTCTAACATTCTCCGTAGCTCCTTCCATACCCTGATTCGCAATTAAGAGGCAGCTCAGGTGCCCACTCGGGGCGTATACGCATACAAATCTCAACGAATTCCCGTGCTGTCTCAACTTCACTCTCCGGCACGATACAAGCAACAGCATCGTGCACCGTCATTACAACCTTGTATTTCTTGGCAATCATCAGCATTTGCTTACCGATTGCGATGCGGGCTAGGGCTTGGCAAACGTTCTCTGTCACCTTGCCGCCGTATATCCTATTCGGTATGGTTGCTTTCCCCCTCTTTGTATCGTACACCATCTCCGTCTTGCCGTCATCATTTATGACCTTGCGCAGGTTGGGGTACTTAACGCGCATGCCGTTTGGCAAAAGAATGCCTTGCAACCCGTCAATTTTTAAGATGCCATCCCTACCCAGCTCCCCCGCCTGATTAGACATGATAGTTCCAAGAGCATCGCCAGCCTTTTTCCAGAATGCCGGAATCATGGGGTAGGTCTCGCGGTACACGTTGATGATGCGCTGGCACTCTTCAAGCTCTAACACCACGTTGAAGTTCTTTAGCTGGGCCTGAAACTTAGCCGCGCCCATCCCGTAGCCACAACCCAGAATAGTTGTCTTTCCGACAAATCGTTCGTTTTTGTCAGCCTTGGTAATGTGTCGCCCGTAGATGGCAGATGCCATAATGCAATACACGTCTTCACCCCGGTCGAATGCTTCCACCAAATCGTTCTGCTCCGCCAGCCACGCCAGCGTTCGCGCTTCAATCTGCGAAGAGTCAGCGTCAATCATCATGTAACCCGGCGGGGCTAAGATGGCTTGTTTGAGCGGAGAGCTTCGGGGGAGGTTCTGCATATTGACTTTGTCGTCCCCACCCCAACGCCCGGTGTGTGCAGCGTAGTAGCGCAGAGGGATAGGCAAAGTGCCCCGCGCAGCAATCTCGATGAAACGTTGAGTGCGTGTCTCCTCCAGCGTAGACTTAACACCTAACCTAGCAGCCACAATAGCTTGCACTCGAACGTCAGGGTGTTCTAGCAATAGCTTGAATGTTTCGTCACTCTTTGCAAAAGCGTAGGTCTCCTTACCCGTCGTTGGGCTTATCTTCGTAGGTGGCTGCACCCTCAACAGCTTTAGCGTTGCCGCTAACTTGTCGTTCGACATGAGCTGGCCTTTGTCCACCATGGTCACAGCCTCTAATAGTTTTTTCTTATTTACCTGCACCTCATCCAAGTGCCCGTGCAATATAGTAGGGCTCAACTCCAGCACTGGCTCCGAGAACATGCGGATGGTCAAGTCGACAAGCTTCAACTCTTCCTTGGCGAAGTTCTGCGACAGTATCTTGAACAGGTCAAGGGTCAGTGCACAGTCGTTCTTGCAGTACTCGCCATACGCAGCTAACTCTTGCGCCGTGAAGTCCGTTCGCCTTTTACCAAGAGCGTTGATGACTTCCGTACCTTTCGCACCCAGCTTGTAATACGCAGCGAGTGCAGCCAGTGATCCCCCCACTTCAATGGTATGTAGAGCACGGGCCATGCTAAGCGTATCAAGCCAACCCCGAGGGCGGATACCAAAACGCCAGTTAAGAATAGCGGCATCAAACATAGCGTTATGAGCGAGTACCAGATGCTCATGTAGGTCGAGCGATTCAAGAAACGCCTTGATTTTGTCGTGTGTACCTGATACCCACACTGCAGGTTGTCCATCTTCTTTTACCCCCACTCCTATAGTTTCAAATCGTGGATCGCGTATGTACTCCTCAGTCGTTATTTTGCTGAGGCTGTACTCTCTATCGTAGTACGTCTCAAAATCCAACGCGATTATTTTCATTGGCCAAGTGCCTTTTTAACTTTTTCGATGAACGACGGCGATGGTTCAGGCTCTACTGACCCAAAGGTACTAGTGACTAAAGATGTGGTTGAAGTTTGAGATGTCGCGGTTTCCCACGAAGGATATACTCCGCCGGGTTGCATGGGGTAGTTCGGGTTTAAGACAGGTGGGTGCTTTGTTGTAAACGCCCGCAGCTCAGGTGTCATTATTTCTCCCTCACCATCGTCCAGCAGCTTCTTCATCACAAAGTCGTGAAAGCTTTTTTGCTTGATCTTTTGGTAGCCACCCCATACGGCACGGATTTCTTCGTCAGTCATCCACGGCTCAGCCCTGCGTTTGTTCTGCGGGTTAAACATCCGCTCCTCTACTACACTCAGCACATGACTCCACTTACCACGCTCCGAGTTAAACTCTTCTGGGTGCGACTCCATACGCTGCAGCAACAGCGCAACGCCTTCGCTTAGTTCTACCCGTAATTCTGCTTGCATTTCACTCATACGTTAGCTCCTTCAATAAAAATTCTAACAATGTTAGGTCTTCTCTGACCACCATTGCCATACCACCCGCTGCTTGTATCTGGTTTATTTCTCGTTGTTGCAGTGCAGTGGGCTCGTTCTTTCCAGCTTTACATTCAATAGCTAAAAACCTACCGTTGATACAGCATACGATGTCTGGCACGCCTGAGCGTCCGTACCCGTGAGTTGCGGGGAAAAAGAAATAAACGCCGTATTGCTTAAGCAATTTAACGACAGCTAACTTAACCTTACTCTCAGGCGTACCAGCCATACTGTCTCCTTACGATGTTTCAATCTCTCGCGTCAAATACCAACGCGCTTTCTCAAGGTCTTCCTTGCGGTTACCTTTGTGCCCAGCACGAGTTATGTACTTAACCACATTACCCAAGTTATAGCCTAAGCCTTTAGCCTCGATGAAGTCGATAGTCTCAATGCCGCCCGTGGTGTAGTGCGCGGGGTGGTTGACTGGGTCGTGCAGCACAGACTTGCCGCTCGTAACCGCCTGTATCATTTGCGCTGTCTTGTGCATAGGTATCTTTATCTCATCCCACTGCACTACGCGCTGGGGGCTTGACGCTGCTTTTTTCTTTTTGTGTTTAGGTGGCGTGTACGGGTGTGGCTCACCCCGCAGTTCACGCTCTTTGCGCTTCTCCTGTCGAACCTGTCTTGCGTACGCTGCAGTACGCCGTAAGGTTTCTAATGCTTCAGGGCTCAATACCTTCTTTACTTTCTTTACCATTGTTAGCTCCATTTTCTTCTGCATAGTTAACCAGAACCTCGCGCATCTTAGCTGTGCTGTTGTCAAAGTTCCGGCGGTAATAATCAAGAACGTACACTGGTAGGCGCACGCTCGTGATGCCGTGTCGTGGCTTTTTGCCGGGCCCACGCCCCCGTCTTACTTTCTGTTCGTTCACGTGTTCTTCTCCTTCAGCTTGGCTTCGATGGCGCGGGCAAAGTCTTGCGAACTGATGTATCTCTCGCCGTTGCGCTTCAAAGCAGTAATCTCCTCATCCGTCAGCCCTTGCCATTCCTTCATTGGCACTGTTCCGTACTGGCTCGGTTGATTCTCGGGGTCAGTGACAGACTGCTCAAAACTTCTCTTCAGTTCTTGCACTTGAGTCTCGGTGTACAAACCTTCGTCATCAGGCTCAGGCTTCAAACCAAGGTTCGTCTGCCAATCGTCTTTGCCATACGCTTTAACGGCTTGCATATATGTAAGTTCTCGTATCTTTATCCACGCTACGGGTTTCATTGTGGTTTCTCCTCTTCTGCAAAGTCCATATCGGGGTGAGGTATGTCGTCATGTACAATCACCCCATACTTATCGGCTTCTATATATCTGCCGCACACTACGCAGTAGTAGCCGTCATTCATGTTCTTTTCTCATAAAGCGGCAACCACCCATTTTCTTCAGCCCATTTTTTATACACAGTCACGTTACTGTACGAACCGGGTTCATGCCACGCCACCGGCTCTTGCTTCTCTACCTCTGCGATGGCTTGGCGTAGGGTTTTAATTGCGGTTCCTCGTTTATACAAAGGCGTGTTCCATTGTTCCAACGCATCCAGCACCTGCTGCGCTTCCTCGCGGGTTAGTGTGATCACAGTTCCTCCCCATTCTGTTCTGCTGCTTTGTTCATGTCGTGTAGTGCGAGTAGGTTTTTCAGAAATGAAAACGCCTTACCCACCTTTTCTTTGTCGTACACATCTACCGGACATTCGTCTTCACCATCGTAAATCCAATCTTCTTCGCAACTACCTAGCGCATCCAGCACCTGCTGCGCTTCCTCGCGGGTTAGTGTGATGGTCATTACGGCCTCACAGATCTGGATCAATCCAAAACCCTGCGCCAAAGATCAGCGGGATTGGATCGTAGTCATCACCCTCGGCATCTTGAATCTCTTTTTGCAAGTTCATACATTTCTCATGCAAATCCATCACTAAGGCGTAGACTTTTTGGCCTTCTTCTTGATATTGGTTGTGCAGTTTCTTTAATTCGTTGATTTCTTTTGGTGTCATTGTTGTTCTCCTGTATCTTCCTCGCGGGTTAGTGTGATGGTCATTGTTTCCTCCCAATCTCAGCAGCAGCGCAAACAATGGCGCGGCGTGTGGCTGCGTAGGGATCGTCATTGTGCGGGGAAGTAACCCATTCTCCATTTGGTATTTGTTGGGCATGAGATCGTTTCCATTCTTTGTCTAACTCCAAACGCATTCCCAATTTCACCGCCAGTCGTAGCGCAGCGCCGTCGCTTATAAACGGATTCCAACCGCATTCTTCAATAGCATCAGCTATTGTTGGCTCCGGCAATTTCTCTCCGGTATTTTGGTCAAACTTTGCCCAACCAACACAACATAACTGTTCTTTTCCGTCTGGATATTTAACATTCCAATATCCATGCTTGCTTTGCCACCATCTGAACCCTGCTGCTTTTGCAGCCAGTTCTAATAGCTCTCGGTCAGTCATTGTTGTTCTCCTGTAGCTTTGGCCTCAAATAAACGAACAACCATTTCTTTAAACAAATCTTCGTCACCAAACATTTTATAAGCGTTAAGCAAATGCCTGTCTGTCATATCACCAATGGATATTTCACTTCCATCTTTACAATTCCAAGTTAAATTTCTTACTTCTTTATGCGGCTTTGCGTTGCGTGGTTCATAGCCATAGTCATACATATCTGCCCAGTCACCCATTTTGTTCTCCTGTAGCTTTTGCTATAGCATCTTCGGCAATCGCACCCATCATGGCGCATTCATCTGGACAGCTACGGCATTCATCTTGTATTTTCTTCAACGCCTCCACCAACTCAGCATTCACCTCATGCAAGCGGCGTAGTTCGGCGGCGGCATCAATGCAATCTAGAACCAGTCGAGGTCTCCCCAAATCAATCGCATTAGCCAGCCGCAGGGCTTCGGGTTGTTTGTCAGTCATCTCTCATCTCCTTAGTTAGGTACCGTATCTCCACGGTCTGCGCAGCTTCACGTAACTTTGTTAGGTTAGTGCGCTTCATAATTTCTATAGCAATAGCAACGAACGTCTCGACTTCAGCCCGCTCCTCGTCGCCCCACCCAATCAGTCCAGCGATTGCGCCTTGCATACGCTCATCTTTTAACTTCGATGCCCGCTCCACTAGATACTCTAAGTCCTCACGTGGTATGGCTGCACGTTGCTGTAGCAGCTCGGTCATTCTGGTTGCTTGCTCTGCTACAAAGTTGGCGTCGGGCCGGATGCGTTTCACAGCTTATGCCCCCTATGTTCTTTCGCCCGTTGCTCTCTCATCTGACGGCACTTCTCTCTGTCTTCAGCAGTCAGGTCTGGACTAATTTCTGACACACCACAAGGCAACGGCGGGTTTGTAGTTACCGCCTTGTACCCGAACACAACAGAGAATAACGCCACACACATAGCGAAAGCCACAGCCATAGCTTCAGTCCACTTCATTTTGCTAACGCGCCTAGTCGTGTTGGCGTACCCGCAACCATAAGAATGTCAGCCGCTTCTGCTGCTTCTTCGTCAGTCATGTTGGAAAGGTCTATGGTTCTCCCGTCCTGTGTCTGTACGACTTCAATGCTACCCATCAATGCTTTGTTTCTCTCAAGGAAGTCGATGATGCTTTGTCGTGCTGTTCTGATCTCACTCATATGTTTTCCCCTTTATTAAGTCTATAAGTTCGCAATACGCTGCTTTGCTTGCCTCGTGTGTCTTCGCCAAAACTACCTCGTGCGCCACCTCATGCACTCGTACAAGCTGGCGTAGTATTGCTGCTGTCTCAAGGTCATTCTCTGTGCGCGGTGCTTCTTCCAATGCGTTTGCCAAACGTATGGCGCGTCTTCTGATACTCATTCGTCTTCCTCATTAGCCTCTATGTAATCTGCAACTGCCCACACTGCCATAGCTTGTGCCATTGTTTTTGTATCTAACGATACGCATATGCGCTCGACTATGGATGCAACGGTGTTGGGCTTCACGTTTAACCTTGCGGAAATATCCTTACTGCGTAGCCCTTGCGCCAGCAGACGCATAACTAAGTCTTGTCTTGGGGTAAGCCTCCCATCCTTAACCGTACGCGAGTGCTGGTTGCCTAGATTGTCGCCCTTCATTTACCGAACCGTGGCTTCTTGGGTTTAGCTTTGAACCCCATGGCCTTGAACCGTGAGGCAAGATCAGTCTCTGCTGCGGGGGTGTAAGCAAACCGTTCATCCAGAATGCTCGTCACTCTTTCCTTCTTTAACTCTTCTTTGGCTTCTTTCTTCTTATCAATCAGTTTCAGCTTGAAGTTTTGCATGTTAGCTCCTCGTTAAATGGCCCAGCGTATACAACTAAAAATTGATCTGCCTTGTGCCTGTACCCTACATCCCGCACAAACTGGCCGTCATCTACCAGCTTGAGCAGCCCTATCGCCGTACGAACCTGTTCCGGTAAGTGCTCTGAGGTCAGCGCAAAGACTGGCATATTACTTCTATGTAACACATATTTATCATTACGTATCATGACTGTCAATGCAGAATTGGCCGGGACATCAGCAACAGACTCAGATATTTTTGTGTCCTCAACAAGCTCCAAGTACTTTGGCACATTGAAGTTAGCGTTTACTTCGTGCACTTGCTTTGCAATCTCTACTAAGTGTTCATCAACGTATGGCCGCACTAAATCTGTTAACCGTAGGTACTCTAAGTCTCTCGATGCTTTGAACGTAGTCCGTTGCATATTCGCAGTAGACTTGAGCTGCTTGCTTACCACTGCTATAGTTTCTGTAATGGGTGGGTCAGTGAAGTATTGCTTCACAATTTGTATAGCTACCTTGGGTTTGGTTGTGATCTTATACCTTCCCCGTTGCATGGCGTTATGAATACGTGGGTTTAAAAAGACTAAGCTCTCGCCGTATGAACGCCATGGATTGTCGATCTGTATCTTGCCCCGTTCGACACCTTTCTCAGACACTATTATTCTCGTCGGAAACACCCAACGCTTCTCGTAAAACCCTTCCGTATGAACGTGGGTCACCATGAATTCCCACGCCGGGAACATCCTCGCCACCACTGGTATTACCTGCGAAGACATTTTGCCAAACACCACATCGTCTAGCGTAAATACCTTGGTGCGCCATTGGTCTATCTTGTTCGATATAACAATGTTAGTCGGGAACCCGACATCAGCAAAACATACTCGTGTCATCCGTTCTTCTCCTTAAGCTTGGCTTCTGCCCACAATACCCCACGTAAGTACGTCTCAGGGTCACGAAACTCATTCGCCCTTTCAATCACTTCGTCGTTCGGCAGCCCCTGCCATTCTTTCTTCTGTGCTTCTTCCAGCGCAGCTAGTCGCGTTGTGATGTTGTGTAGTATTTCTTGTAGGCGTGGGTTCATCCGTTCTTCTCCTTCTTAGCTCTGCATCGTTGTTGTCGTTGTGCCTGAGTCATAGCACGCCGTGGTTTATCTTTGTGGAACCCGATCTCGTACACAGGGATAGCGTCCCGTCCTTTTGTATCTTGCCGCCAGTTGCATATATAAATAATCTCGTGCTGCTTTAGCGTACGCATCAACCGCTGTGCCGTGACTATGTGTATGCCTGTTTCTTTTACGATCTCATGCGCCGATACAGGGCGGCTTAGCAATAACTTAAAAGCCCGTGCGTACGTATCCTGATTGACCTTGTTCAACTCGCCTCCACTTCTGCAATATAGTTTCTAACCTCGGCTACCTGCCTGTTGCTGTCTACCTTGATCACCCCATACGGCTCAGGTGTTGCGACAAGTGCGCCCGGTGTCGTTACCAGTAGCATGTCTGTTATGTCTTGAGTCAAAGACCCAAGGTGGACATTTACATCTTTGCCGTGAGCCACAAGGTAAGAACTCGCAACTAACCACAACGATACCGCATACCAGTCCTCATGTGAACCCTCACGCATTAACTTCATTGCAAACTTAGCCCTGTCGTGCCACGTCATTATGCTAGTCCCACGCCCCGCCCATTTATTAGTCAAAGGTAAAGATAACGACCAATGAAAGTTCGAAGACATGAACGAATCAAACGGAAAGCTTGCTTCTAATTGCTTATGGTTAAGTAAAAAGTCATAAAGTATTTGCATCTCATCCGAAGAGTAGAGCCCATCCCGCAGCTTATGCGCCCCGCGTAGGTAAGTCAGAAAGCCATCGATCTCCTTGCGTGCTGCGTTCATCGCCTTACGGTTAACTGCGTGGGTGTTCTTAACAATGTTACCCCCGAGTAACTCCAGTCTGTTGGGGTGCAGCTTGAACCTAGTCTTCGTACCCATACGGAAATAGCCGGGGGTTGGCCCGTTGAGTGCCATCACTACATCACCATCAGCGATACCCACGTACTTGGTGTAGTTGCGTAGCACCGCATGGATAAACTCCGCAGTTGTATGTGTGCGCCACTCCTCCGGTACGTTGACTGTTATTGTGTCGTCCGGGTGAAACGTAATGACGTTCGTGTGGTACAGCACGCATATAACAGTGTCCAAGTTACGAGCAATCTGCATCTCGCTCTTACGCCGATCACCCAGTGGTCGCTCGTCATCCCTGCGCCCACGTATAGGCTTGACGTTCTCCCAGTGCGCCATTGCTTCTGCGTAGCTACTCAGTGCGGGTATACCGCCACCCTTAAATCGTCCGAACATAGTTACCCCCATATAATCCAGTGAGCCAAACCCATACCCAGCATGATGCACACGATGGCGAACACCGCCGCCTTACAAATCATCAACAGCATGTCCTCATCCATATCTCACACCTCCACCATTACACCGCGACTCACCCCCAATAGACACTCATACGCAATACCTTCCCTGACTACCTCCACATCATCGTAGTCCTCACCGATACGCACAAACTCATAGTTGAACGTAGGCGTACCTTCACTTACCGTGGCGTTGCATAATTCAATAAACTTATTGGCAGCAAATTCGAAGGCTTGCACATCTGGATAATTGTCGTACCACTTCACGTTCTCGCACTCAAGCACCATACCCTTATCAAACCATCGTATAGCGTCGTTAAACATTTTTATAGGAAAGTTCTCGTCAAGCCACAGTTTCAGTACAGGAAAATGTTTCTCCTTACTTACGTAGAACACAGCAGCCACATCACTTCGATAGCCCATGTCGTTCTCCTCACCAGTCAAACTTCTCAAGGATTGCATCCACCCTAGACTTGACGCTGTGTCGCACCTCGGGTGACTCTTTGATGGAGTCGATGTCCACACCTAACATTGTTAGCTCAAGACTGCGGCGTGCTTCCTCAAGCTTAGGGTCGTTCGTAATATTTAGTTTAGTCAGCAGCTCACACAGCCCTTGCGCGTTGGTCACAAGACTGTCGTGGTAACGGCGCTTAACTTCCTCGCTACCATCCTGCGCATCGGTCAGTTTAGTGCTCAGGTGAGTCAACGTCTCATGCAGTCGTTCCCATGGCTCACGCATAGCTTTACCCAGACGCTCGTTGAAGTCCGCTTCATAAGAGAGTGATAGTTCCCGCAGCTCTTCGTTAGCTACGTCCAGACGGAAGTCCCCCGCTTCGGGTAGGGGAGAGAACACCAGCTTGTATCCGAACTTCTCCTGCACTTCCTCAAGGGTTGGATAGTCATCGGCCTTGAACATGCCGCGCAAGTTAGTCTGCGCTTGGCTAACAATGTTAGGGTACTCGACGTAAAACTTATGCAACAGCGCATTGAACTGGCGCTCCATTGCATTCATGTGTTGCTTGTACTCTAGTACGTGGGAAGTAGGCAGCAGTCGAGCACCTTTATGCGTCCACGGTAAAGTCTGTCGGTTATGAAACTGGCGAATCTTTGCAGCGTAGTCGCTGATGTCTTTGCGCAGGGATGTACCTGCGGTCAGGTTCTTGTAGACCTTGGATGCGTCACGTGTTGCGTTGTTGCGGATGTTCACGTCGTCGGTTGCATCGCGGTCTACCTTGCTTGCACCCCAGACGGATACGTTCAGCTCTACCAATACTGCGCTTGATGAGATACCCATGTTATTGCTCCTTTTTAGTCCCAAAGTTTTAAACCCAACAGCTTTATATATGCTTCTGCTTCGTTTGCACTCATACCTTGTTTAACTAGTTTCCACGCGGTCCCCGCAGCTTTGTACAGCACTCGCTTGCGCCCAACAGACTTGCGCTTAACTATTTTGTACACCCCATTGTCATCGCTTTTGTAGTACAGCACCTTGTGCCTACTCATCACTCCTCCCTTAGTAGCTTCAGGTATGCGTCTGCTTCTGCTTCAGTAAGCCCACCCTTGACACTCTGGCCAGTCGGGAAGTTTTTGGCGATGTAGTGCTTACCATCCAACCCCCGCACCTTGTAGTAACGCGGCCCACCGCTTAGCCCCTGCTCCAGTATCTTCAATGCCTCTCGTGTTACGGCCTCTAACGTTAGTGCTCTACTCATCGCTCCTCCGGCTTACCTGCTAACTTGTACAAGTTGTACGCCTCGTTAGTCAGCATCTGCATAGTGAACCCGTTGTCCGGCTCGACAGGAAATATGTGATGCGTGTTGTATGACGGCTTGCCGTCCTGTGCGCTGTGGTACTTAGACTGATACATCTCTGCGTCTTGTATCAATTCAGCGAGAGCAAGTGCCTTGTCTGCGTCTACCACGATAGACCTATACCCCAAGTTCACAATTACTTTACTCATACTTGTCTCCTTAGTTAATGTGAATAGTTTTGCCGCTTGGGGCAACGTCACTATTGCCAGCCACGATAGTCCAGAGAACAGGACACGGCCAGTCTCCACCCCAATCATCACCGACGTAGCCGTCCGTGAGCATGATGACGCACTCGGGCTTGATAGCTTTATCCTTAAGATAAGCAGTAACACATGAAGGGCTCGTACCACCACCTCCACGTGGTTTCGTACTGCTAACAATGTTAGCCACGCTGTACTCGTCATACTCTTCATGCCCTGCCACCTCGCTATCCCAGTACAGCAAGTCAACGCGCTCCGGTCGAACCTCATCAGCAATCCCTTTCACCTCAGATAGGAAGTCGCTTAACTCCTTGCCCCCGATAGACCCACTGGTGTCTATGCCTATTACGATATGCCCTACTCGTTCCCCGATAAGTGTGGGCAAGTAGATGTCGCTGCCGATGAACCGGCGGTTTACTCGTCTCCATGATGAAGCATCCTTTGCATTACAGATTGATTTCACAAACTCACGCAGCACCTCGCGCCAGTCCACCTTGGGTTCCATCAAGTCACCCAGTTCACGGTCAAGCCCACCCGCACCTGTACCTGCTTTCTTAGCTGCAATCTGCCCTTGGCGGATAGCTCGGTCGATCTCGCGGTGAAGCTCTTCCTTCTCTTGGTCAGTCATCTCCTCGGCACCGTCCCAGTCGTGCTCGTCGAAGCCATCACCCCCACCACCCGCACCGTCTTGCTTTAGTGCGTCGAAGACTTGCTTGGTGTGCATGCCCCGATACTTCTCGTCGATCAGACCGAATGGCTTGCCGTTCTTCATTGGCATGCGCATGTACTTACCATCGGGGTCGATGTCTTTAAGCTTCAGGTTGATCACGTAGTCACACGCTGCATTAGTAAGCAGAGCGTTCTCCTCGTGCAGCTTCTTCCATGTGGTCAGGTGACGATAGACCTTGTGCATACACTCGTGCATTACCACGAAGGCAAGCTCCTTCTCGTCTAGCTCCTTGACGAATGTGCGTCCGTATATCTCGTCGCGTCCGTTGGTACACGCAGTCGGAATGTCATCACGCAGCGATGTCTTACCCACCATCATCACGCCTTGATACAGCGCAAAGAGTGGGTTACGCATCAATGCAATCTTGACCTTCTTGAGCTTGCGCTCTTCCTTGTCTCTTGGTTCGCTCATCTGATTTCTCTCCCTCCGGTTAGCTTGACAATGCGTTTGCAGTACTCGATAGCCTCAACCTTGCTCATTGCTTCGGTGATTGGCTCGTCTTTAGTACCCATTTTTGGGGTCAATCGAAACACCCTGTACAGTTTGGGGTTTGTGTATACATTAGGGTTGTCATACTCAGCCCATGCCCAGTAGTACACATGCTTATCCTCATCTAACATTGTTAGTCTCCCCCTATGATTAACTTCACATATCGGATCATTTCTTGGTACGGAATCCAATCGGTTACTGGTGTAGTATTTCCATCTTCTCGGCATATCCGATACAACCTTGTAGCGTCGTCAAAATCAAGCGAGTGATCTGTGTCATGCAGCCGCTGTAAATTTTTAGCGCCCACCCAAGCACGTCTTCTTCGGTCAAAATAAATCCGCATCACTCACCTCACAACAAATCCTCGTTACGACTCACCCAATCACTGAATGCTTTGCAACTGAACGCAATGCTTTGCTTGCTCGACTTGGCGATGTTGATAGCGAAGCATGCTTGCCACTCAGGGTCGAACCGCTCAAGGTATTGCATAAATGGTGTGATGGTTTGCTTATCCACCTTAGCGATTGCGCCATACACCACCACTGCACATGCACCAGCAGACGTAGGCACAGGCGCTGTCATTGGGTTAGTTATCGTCTGCTCCCACGTTGGTAGCTGCGAAGAGAAGTCGATGTACGCTTGGATGTCACGTGCTGCTGACTCACCCACTGCACCGCTCATGGCTGCGATCAATGTGTCGCTATCCAACAGCTTGCGAATCCTAACAATGTTAGATGCACGTTCCAGCGAGCGGCCAGACACAAAGCCTTTCTGTTGCTTGCGTGGGTTGAAGATGTACGGATTCTCAGCTTGCCCTGCATCTGTGTATGACGCGAAGGCATGCGGATACTGACGCGCCCACGCCAACAGCTCGGCCTCGATGCCGTTGTTGATACCCCAGCTGATCCACTCTTCCGCGTCTGGCTTGCGTACTTGTAGTGGGATGATGCGGTTGCGGCTGTGTGCAGGTAGCTGGTCACCCACCCCGTCAGTGCTGAGATTGCCCGTCAGAAAGATGATGGACTCAGGGTGTATGGGCATGTCGCCTAGCCGTGGGTTAGTAACCTCAAGCAGTGGATGTAGCATGTTCTTAACTGGTTGCGCACCTTTGGTGTACTCATCAAGCATGATGATTGCTGGCTTGCCGGTCTGCAGCTTGAAGCGGGAGTTCGGGTAGTACTTGGTAGTGCGGGTCTCGTGGTCAACGACAGGCATGGCAATGTCGCCCAAGTCCATGTTCGGCACGTCGATGTACGCCACCTCATGTGTGGGCAGCTTGGCTGCGATTGCTTTAATAAGTGTTGACTTACCGATACCGGGCTCACCTTCGAGCAGATAGCGGTTCATCGGGGTGTGCAGGATTACGTTCGCTGCTTGGTCGAGCGAGACGGTCTTACCGAAAGTAATTTCAGACATCGTGATTCTCCTAAAAAGTTATTTATATTATGTTGCGTGTGTTGCTGTTGCTTTGATACACCTAACAATGTTAGGCTTCACTGCGGCGTTGCACTTACTGCGTTTACTTCCCCGACTTATACTTAATTATAACACAAAATAGTAATCAAGTCAAGGTTGTGACACGGTCACGTGCGCATGTCACAGTATTTTCCCCAGCTTGTCGCACACGTAGGTGCGCATTAGTTCCAGTGCTTGCTCGTTCTGGTTGAGTCGCATTGCTGCCCAGATGCGCTCCAGCTCGGCATCTTGTTCGGTGGTGTCCTCCTCGAAGACCTTAAACCCTTGGTTCTCCAAGTACTCCACGATGTCGCTCGTATCAAACTCGTCCAGACTTACTTCGATGTATGTACCCATGTCGTTCTCCTTAGAAATGTTTTGCTACCTCGTGTGCGGCGTGCTCTTTTGCCATGCGCCGTACTTCTTCTGCTGCCTCAAGCTCGGACTTGTTGGTGTATCCCTGCACCGTTTTGATAAGCAGCCCGGTCATGAACTTCCCCGCAGCGTTTAGTGTGTTGACGCGTAGCTGTAAGTACAAGCAATACACCCCCAGCCCCGCAGCTAATACGCCTAACAATGTTATGTCACTCATGGTCTCCTCCTGTTATCTTCTTGGTTACGCCTAGTATGTATGCCTCCATGAAGGCCCGCATCACCTCGTCGATGGTGAACTTGGCTTTGCTTGAGTCGCCACCTTCAGCGTTCACCTTGTCTAGCAGCCACTCAGGGTTCCAACCCCTCCACGCTATCAATGCTTGCCTATACACAGTCGGCGTGTTCGCCGTAGCCACACTCATACACCCTCGCCACTCTTCTTCGGTCATGTGCGTCATACCACCCCCAAGTAAAGCACCACGGGTAGCAGTGCTATCAATGTCCAGCACACCCATGTCACCACGTCATCTATGTCCATTCTTGCTCCTTTTGTCGTTGTAGCAGCTTGTCCATCTGCTTCCGGGTTAGGTTGTACTTAGCCAGCACCTCGTCACTGATGCGCCTGTATGCTCTTGGGTAGTGCCAGTGCATATCCCCAGCGAACGATATATCAGACCCATCGTGCTCGAACTTCACCTTTAACACCAGTGCTTGCACCTCGCGGTCTATGATCTCCCGCACTCTGGCTTCCTCCTCGTCAGTCATGCACCCCCCTCCTTGTTGATCTCATCTATCTCGTGTTTCATTTTGTTTACTGTGTGCGTAGTTAAGTGCATGTCTAGCCGCTTGCGTATCTCTGGCACTGGCTCGTACGTCTTGCCGAACAGACTGCATTGCAGCTCGTGACTATGTGCCGCCGCCGCGCTGTACGCCTCGCGTCTGATCTTGTACCCATCCTTGGTTGCAGTGGGCTTGGTTCTTGGTCGCCGGTCTAACATTGTTATGTCTCCTTTCGTTTGCCTTTGTTTATCAGCCGTCACTGTACCGTTGCCCTGATATTCGCAGTTGGAATCCAACCATATAACCGTCGATGTAGGCTTTGCGTATGCAGTCGTACACCTCGGCCTTCAGTATGTCCCTGTCGTCCTCAAACCGCTCGTAATCTTCCGGCTCGGCGTGGTTGTAGCTGCACCATGCGTTATTAGCGTCGTCAAGTAGCGCATTGAGTTTGTCGGGGGCACTGGCTTTGTGGTGATACAACTGGTCAATCGCTTCGGTTAGCTTCGCTATTTCCTGAACTGCTAACTCCCAGTCCAACGCATGACCACCTTCGGGGCTATCTAACTCGCACATCGACGGGGTGTACTCAATGACAGGTTCGATTGTCGGTATATGGCGTTGTGGTCTTAGGCTCATGTCGTCCTCTTTGGGTTGAGTTGTTTCAGTTGTGATAAGTCGCTGATGTACATGTAGTTGCTTTTGTTGATCGGAGCGATGCAGTGTCTGACTTTCTTGGCTGCGTCTTCCCCGCACTGGGTACATGTTTTATAGCCCAGTTTGTACCGCTCGTGGGCAATGTAGCCACCGCATACTACGCACAGATACCGCGCATCTTCGTTAGTCATTGTGCATCTCCTTTTCTACTTCGTCCCATAGCTGCCCGTACAGGCTGCGGTTCCCACTTTCGCTGCCCCAGTTGCACACCATCCAGTCCCAGTCCTCGTCGGGTATCTGTATGTCTACGCCTAGTTTTTTACTCAGGATGATGTGTTGTATCCAATGTTTCGTTTTTGCTATGCGCTCCTTCTCTAACATTGTTAGCCTCCCCTCGTTAATAAGTACTCAAGCCTCAGTCGGTCGCGTAGTTGCTTTTCTGGTATGGTTTTGCTGATTAGATGGTCGGGTCTGTCTGAGATAAGGGTGTTCCACATCACGTGCCAGCTTTCGTAATAGTCGCGGTACGTAATGACCCAGCACGCGCCGTTAGCATTAGCATCAGGGTCAAGCAAGTCGCACCACACCACGCCATCTGAGTCAGGCTTGCACCGTTTCCATATGACCTTAGTCATCAGCACCCCTCAGTAGTAGGTATTCCATTCTCAGTCGGTCGCGCAGTTGATGTTCTGGCATGTCTTTTATGGGTATGTACTCTGTGTTCCGAGTGCCGGGGTACATCACTTCCCACACGGCATAATTTGTTCTAGCTTGGCGGTACGTCACCTGCCACCACTTTTTGTCGTGGTCTATCAGGTCACACCACTCCTCTGCCACAACCCACTCAACCCTAGCCATCACTGCACCTAACATTGTTAGCCCCTTTGTTTGTGTCGTTTGGGTTAGGGTTATCTTCGTAACGGTAAGCTTCGTGTTTAGCGAGCCATTCTTCGTGCAGCAGTTCAAGGTAGGTTTCGATTTCTTCGTCGTTCATGTGCTGTTCCTGCTGCTCCATCAGGTAGGTCTTAAGTTTAGCCATCGTTCGCTCCGTATCTAACATTGTTAGGTTTTGGTTTCTCACGCTGTTTTCTTTTAATTATAACACAATATAGTGGGCAAGTCAAGCTTTTGGCGGGTCTGGTGCGCACGCGGGTGTTTAGGAAATGAGGGGCAATGTTGTGGATTATTTTGCGAACCTAACAAAAAACCTAACAGGCAAAACGCAGTGCTGGTGCGGCATCTGAAAGATTTTGCTTGTCTAATGTTAATTTGTTTAGGAAAAATAATATATATACGTCCACCCAATTTTATTTTTTGCACTTGCGAGGCTGCTTCTCCGCTCGCAGTTGCGTATATACTTCGCCAAAAAAGCCTAACACTTAACATTGCATCGTAAGTCATTGATTTTAAAGGACTGTTATTGTAAGAACAACGTCAAAAAACGCCAAATTCCCTAACAAAGTTAGGTTAAATCGCTTACAAACCATTGAAAATTTTTTGAACCTTGTGTATGATTCGTACACTTTCTTCAAAAAAACGGAGTGAAAAAAATGAGCAAAAAACGAATCGCTTTTGAAATGAACGAAACCCTTTACCAACAGATCGAAAATTTAGCACAAATTTTTCACACGAATGTTTCGACCATTTCTCGCCAAGCTTTGCAGGCTTTTGTGGATGCGCATCAAGCCAAACCCCCCGCTGTCGCGCCGCCAAAACCCGTCGAAGACCCCGACGATAAAGTCGGAATTGACGGCTGGACGAACGCAGAGCGACGTGCAATTCGTGCCCAAGCCGAAGCGCAACGCAACCAGACCACCGAGCGACCCCGAGAACTATCACAAGGTGCAGACCTGAAAACCATAGTCGATGAATGGCAGTGACAAAACAAAAAACCCGCCGAAGCGGGTTCTGGTGAAGCGGGGCGGGTTAAACGATCATCATCAGGACAGCGCAGTACAGCATCACGGCGCAGTAGATTGTAGCGAGAAGTTCGAAGCCGTAGTTTTTCATTTGATAACCTAACATTGTTAGGCGGGGCTTTCGCCCCGCTCGTTGATTATTTGCCGGTTTTGATCAGGCCGAGATTCACGCCCAGCGATTCCAGCGCCTTAGTGATGCAGAGCGATGCTGCTTTCTGCTGATCAGTAAGGAAAGCTTTCTCTTTGTCACACACTTTGTAAAGCGCGGTTAACTCCTCGACAAGGCGCAACTGCAGCGGGCGCGGGGCATTTGCGTTTGCGCCGCCGGTGGATTCGCCTTCGCCGTCTTCGCCTTCGACGGGCTTAGTCTCACCGAACAGGCCGCGTTCTTGTGCGTCGATCAGCGCGTACTTTTTAATATCGCCCCATACCTTCGACGGGTTTGAGTGATTAGCCTTTTTCAAGCCAGCGTAAAGATTAGCCTTCTCCGCTTCAATGCTGATCACTTTGTCCGCGCCGTCGCGATACCACGCAGAGCCCGCCATGCTATTGAGCGCCGATGCGTAACCGATGCGCGCACCGTACGATTTTGTTTCTGCTTCGATCACGCGGTTACGTGCAACAATGACATCCTTCGGAATATCGACAACTGCAGCGGCGGCGGGGGCGGTACTAACATTTTTGACGTTTTCCATTTTGTAATCCTTTACAGTTACGTTGATAAGAGTATCGAGACAATGCTGCGCTGTTTCGATGATTTGAATGTAACACAATTAGATTAGATTCGCATTGTTTTTTGTAAGCGAAAATAAGGCTAACATTGTTAGTATCAATCTGGCAACTCGACCCCCACCCATCGACTCAGCAGCTTGGGACTCCTACCAACTACATACACACTAGTTTGCACAACCGATACCACACTTCACAACTCTGTAACTAAATTGACAACATTACCCCCACCCCCTTCGCTTTTCTGCCAAGCTTTACTAAGCCCCCATGCGAAACACCCCCCGTCAAGAGTATCTTTACCTCCTTCTTAATTAGTGGTATATACTTCGCAACTCCCGTCTCACGGTGCATAATGATTAATCTGGAACCCACAAAGGACCACCCGGTCCCCTACGACACCAGTCCAGAACGTCCTGCTACTTTCAAGGACGAGGTAACCGTCGCTGCCAACACGGCAGACTTGCTATCCCAGCTGGGTGCAACTATTGAAGTAGCGCCAGACGACATCGATGCCTTCAAAAACCTAACAGAGCATCACAACCGCAGCACCGCATCGCGTGCGCTAAAAAATCCCAGTACGGCAAGCGCCGCCGCATTGTTCCTTAAGTCATACGCCAATCAAGTTGCAGCCGACGCCAACGAGGTGCGCTCAGCTATTACGGCCAAACTGATGGAGATTGCCAACTGCGGCGACCCGCGCTATGAGTTGAAAGCCTTGGAATTGCTGGGTAAGCATAGCGACGTGGGTATCTTCACTGAGCGTAGTGAGATCACTATTAACCACAAGACCTCGGACTCGCTGGAAGATGCTATTAAAGAGCGGATCAAGCGCCTGCTGAACTCCAACGTCATCGACGTGACCCCCATTACGGATAGCTTGGATGTAGAGTTAGGCGTAGCTGAGCCGGAACCAAGCGCGACACCTCTGCTGGAAGACTTGTTTGATGGCGAGGAAGAGGATGACGACCAGCCAAGTGAGTAACGTCGCCCTAACCGACCTGTTGAAAGTGCTGCCTAACCTGACAGAACAGGAGATGCGGCAGGTGTTGTTCGAGCTGGACACGCTGGAGGCGATGAAAGCCAAGGAGTTACAGCAGGAGCGGTTCTTAAAATTCGTCGAAGCGGTCTGGCCGACCTTCATTGCGGGGAGACACCATGCGAGAATGGCTGAAGCGTTTGAAAGAGTGGCTAATGGAACCTGCAAAAGGCTCATTATCAACATGCCACCACGGCACACAAAGTCAGAATTCGCCTCATATTTGCTGCCAGCATGGTTTCTGGGCAAGTTTCCTCACAAAAAAGTGATTCAAGCGTCACACACGGCGGAATTGGCCGTGGGTTTTGGTCGAAAAGTGCGAAATTTGGTAGATTCTGAGGTGTATCGGGGCATTTTCCCCAACTTGTCCCTGTCTGCGGACTCAAAAGCGGCGGGACGGTGGAACACCAGCAAGGGTGGCGACTACTTCGCTATCGGTGTGGGCGGTGCGGTGACTGGTAAGGGCGCTGATGTGCTGATAATTGACGATCCGCACTCCGAACAGGAAGCTGCACTGGCGCAGGTGAACCCAGATATATACGATAAGGTTTATGAGTGGTACACATCCGGTCCGAGGCAGCGTTTACAACCGGGTGGAGCCATCGTAATCGTGATGACCCGATGGTCGTTGCGTGATTTAACAGGACAAGTGATCAAATCCAGTGCCTCACGGGGCGGTGATGAATGGGAAGTCATTGAGTTTCCCGCGATTCTCCCGTCTGGAAATCCCCTCTGGCCTGAGTTTTGGAGTAAAGACGAGCTTGAAGCCCTGCACACGGAACTGCCCAATAGTAAGTGGATGGCGCAGTACCAGCAGCAGCCGACTTCAGATAGCTCAGCAATTATTAAGCGGGAGTGGTGGAAAGTCTGGCCACATGAGCGCCCCCCGCAGTGTGAGTACATACTTCAAACGTGGGATACTGCGTTCGAAAAGAACAGCCGTGCCGACTTTAGTGCGTGTACGACGTGGGGTATCTTCTATAACGACGAAGACCACGGGCAAGCCAACATCATCCTACTCAACGCATTTAAAGAGCGGATGGAGTGGATCGAGCTGAAGGAAACAGCGTTCCGACACTACCAAGAGTGGGAGCCGGACGGGGTATTGATAGAGAAGAAGGCGACGGGTGCGCCACTGATCTACGAGTTCCGGGCGATGGGTATACCGGTGCAGGAGTACACACCCAGCAAAGGCAATGACAAGATAACGAGGTTGAACTCGGTGTCGGACTTGATAGCGTCAGGCAAGGTATGGGTGCCAGAGACTCGCTGGGCTGAGGAGTTAGTGGATGAGATAGCAAGCTTCCCATCTGGCGAGCATGATGACTTGGTCGATGCGACGACACTTGCGTTGATGAGGTTCCGTGCAGGGGGCTTCATACGGCTACCATCGGATGAGCCGGAAGAAATTAAGTGGTTTAAATCGCAGCGCAATGCTGGCTACTACAACGTATGAACAACGTCATAGAGCTTAAAAAGCCTGAGCTGGAAGAAACACTAAATGGTGTGGGTTACTGCATCGAGTGCAAACACGAGTGGGCGGCAGTTGCGCCTGTTGGGGTACGGTGCTTTGAGTGCCCGAGTTGTGGCACACATAAAGGTACGTGGATGGGCGTCGTTGAGCCTCCAGCAGAACGCTGGGAATGCAACTGTGGCGGGCAATTATTTTTCTGCACTCCGACAGGGTTTGACTGCGCGAAGTGCGGCACGACACAAAAAAATTTTTAAGGAAAAATCATGGCAGACATAGATAAAGGGCTGTACGCAGCGCCTCTCGGCATAGCTGAAGCAGCGGCGGCAGAACCCGACTTGGAAATTGAGATCGAAGACCCGGAGTCAGTCAGCATCCGTGCCGACGGCATGGAGATAGAGATTGAGAAAGAAGAGGAAGGCCCGGACGCATTCGACGCCAACCTTGCGGAGTACATCCCCGACAGTGAGCTGCAAGGCTTGGGTGACGAGCTTATTGCCGACTTTACTTCGGACCAAGACTCCCGCAAAGACTGGGTTGACTCTTACGTCAAAGGCTTAAAACTGCTGGGCTTGAAGACAGAAGAGCGCAGTGAGCCGTGGTCTGGCGCATGTGGTGTGTTCCACCCGATGCTAACCGAGGCAGTTGTGCGGTTCCAGTCCGAGGCTATTGTTGAGACGTTCCCAGCCATGGGTCCGGTTAAGACTCAGATCGTCGGCGCAATCGACAAGCTCAAGGAAGAAGCAGCAGCACGGGTTCGTGAAGACATGAACTACAAGCTGACTGAAGAGATGGTGGAGTACCGCCCGGAACACGAGAAGATGCTGTTCTCACTACCACTGGCAGGCTCTGCATTTAAGAAGGTGTACTACGACCCATCGCTTGGTCGCCAAGTAGCTATGTTCATTCCCGCTGAAGACATGGTTGTGCCGTACGGCGCGTCTAGTCTGGAGACTGCGGAGCGAGTAACTCACGTGATGCGGAAGACACCTAACGAGGTGCGCAAGCTGCAGGTAGCGGGGTTTTATCGTGACGTGGACTTAGGCGAGCCACAGAACGTGATGGACGACATCGAGAAAGAAAAGGAACGTGAGCAAGGCTACACCGGCAATATAGATGATCGGTTCCGCCTCTTGGAGATGCACGTCGAGCTGGACCTGCCGGGTTACGAGGACAAGGATAAAGATGACAAGCCAACAGGTATCGCACTACCTTACGTCGTCACTATAGAGAAGGGCACCGGTACTATTCTGTCTATCCGTCGGAACTGGTACGAGGATGACGTGCTGAAGTTAAAGCGCAATCACTTTGTCCACTACGTCTACGTCCCCGGCTTTGGCTTCTATGGCTTCGGCTTTATTCACTTGATCGGTGGTTACGCCAAGGCTGCTACGTCCATCATGCGTCAGCTGGTTGATGCAGGCACACTCAGTAACCTGCCGGGTGGTATGAAGTCCAAAGGCTTGCGCATCAAGGGCGATGACACACCGATCTCTCCGGGTGAGTTCCGTGATGTGGATGTGGCGTCAGGCACCATACGCGACAACATCCTGCCGTTGCCGTATAAAGAGCCAAGTCAGACACTGTTCCAACTGCTAAATCAGATCATCCAAGAAGGTCGTAGCTTTGCGTCTGCTGGTGACATCAACGTCAGCGACATGAGCACTCAGGCTCCAGTGGGTACTACACTCGCTATCCTTGAGCGTACATTGAAGATCAGCACAGCGGTTCAAGCTCGACTGCACTATGCGATGCGGATCGAGTTTAAGCTGTTGAAGGCCATCATTGCTGACTACACACCAGCTGAGTATGACTACCAACCGACAGACGGCACTCGCGCAGTTAAGCGTAGCGACTACGACCAAGTAGACATCATCCCTGTATCCGATCCGAACGCGGCCACTATGGCGCAAAAGATCGTGCAGTATCAGGCGGTGATTCAACTGGCTCAACAAGCACCACAACTGTATGACCTCCCGCTCCTGCACCGTCAGATGATCGAGGTGTTGGGCGTGAAGAACGCAGCTAAGCTTGTGCCTACAGAAGATGACCAGACACCAGTTGACCCCATCACGGAGAACCAAAACATCCTGAAGGGTAAACCTGTCAAAGCGTTTATTGAGCAAGATCACGAGGCACACATCGCTGTGCACATGGCAGCTATCCAAGACCCTAAGTTGCAGCAGATGTTGCAGGGCAATCCGATGGCAGAAGCAATGATGGCCGCAGGTATGGCACATGTTAGTGAGCACTTGGGCTTCCAGTACCGCAAGGAGATTGAGAAAACTCTGGGTGTCACACTGCCAACCGAAGACCAGAACAAAAATATGCCCCCGGAGATTGCAGCACAGGTGGCTCAAATGTCAGCTCAAGCAGCACAACGCCTCCTCATGCAACACCAGCAGGAAGCAGCGCAAGAGCAGGCCCAGCAAGCAGCACAAGACCCAGTCGTACAGATGCAGATGCAAGAGCTTCAGCTCAAACAGCAGGAGATTCAGCGCAAGATGCAGAAAGACATGGTCGATGCACAGCTCAAGCAGCAGCAACTACAAGTGGAGCAGGCCCGCATCGCAGCACAAGAGAAGATCGCTGGTATGCAGGTAGGTGCAAAGACTACACACTCCAGAAACGAGTTGACTGCTCGTATGCAGGCAGAAGGCGTGAAGCTCGGAATGCAAGCAGCAAAAGACCGGCGAGAAGCAAGCCGTGCACAACAACCAGCGGCGCAAAGGCCAAAGGAGAAAAAATAAATGAAAGAGGAAACCGTCCTTGGGTACTTAAAAACTAAGTTTACCGAAGAGCAGAAGTCGCGTATCGAGTTTCTTGCCGAAGGCAAAGCAGGCAGTCTTGAAGAGTACAAACACGTAGCCGGAGTCATCCGGGGTCTAGCACTGGCTACGGAAATCCTAGAAGACCTCGTGCAAAGACTGGAGAAATCTGATGAATAGTGCTGTTGACTTATCTCAAGCTGTAGACCTGTCCGCCATCATGGACAAAACCGCAGAAGAGAAAGCGAAGCAACTGCCTGAACCCTCGGGGTACCACATCCTTGTGGCGCTTCCCGAAGCGGAAGAGAAGTACGACAGCGGCTTAATCAAGGCTGACGAGACCCGTCGATTTGAAGAAGTACTGGCGACAGTGTTTTTCGTGGTCAAAATGGGCCCGGATTGCTACAAGGACAAGGAGAAGTTCCCAACCGGTCCATGGTGCAAAGAAGGTGACTTTATTCTGGCCCGCCCCAATTCAGGCACCCGCCTGAAGATTCATGGCCGGGAATTCCGGTTGATTAACGACGATACGGTTGAGGCAGTTGTCCAAGACCCCCGTGGTATTACACGTGCTTGAGGAGTAAGCAATGGCAAATAAGATGGAACTGACGGAGTTTGAGTTCCCGGATGAGGTAGGCACTAAGACCCCACCCGAGGAAAAAGTTAACAAAGCAGCGGCTGACGACTCAGAATTTGACCTTGAGATCGTTGACGATACCCCACCACAGGATCGTGGCCGCAAGCCTATGGACGAGCCGCCCGAGGAAGTTACCGAGGATGAGCTTAAATCGTATGACGAAAAAGTCCAAAAACGGCTGAAAAAGTTTACAAAGGGCTACCACGACGAGCGCCGTGCCAAGGAAGAGGCGTTGCGGGAGCGTGAAGCCGCTGAGGAATTTGCCCGTCAGGTATACGAGGAGAACAAGCGGCTGCAACAGCAGTTGTCCGAAGGCTCCAAGATATTTATTGAGCAAGGTAAATCGGCTGCGCAGCTTGAGCTGGAACAAGCCAAAAAGCAATACAAAGACGCGTATGAGCAAGGCGATGTTGATGCCGTGGCAGATGCTCAGGCTAAGATTGCTGCAGCGACCTTAAAGCTTGATAAGGCAGAGAATCTTAGACCTATTGAAGTACAGGAAAAACCCGAGTATAGTCCGCCTCAAAGGCCCCAGCCTTCCAATGATCGACTCCAGCAGTGGATGTCTGCAAATCCTTGGTACGGGGACGAAAGTAATGAGCAACATACTATTATGAGCGCGACCGCCCTTGGCGTGCACTCCGCCCTCGTTAAACAGTATGGGCAAAATTATGCAGGAACAGACGAGTATTACCAGAAGCTTGATACCCGTTTGCGCAACACCTTCCCTGATTATTTCAGGAGCCAAGAAGATCAAGATGATACCGAGGAAGAGCCTCAACAACAGGCTGCGCCTCGTGCCAAACCCGCTACCGTAGTGGCACCAGCCACCCGTAGCACGTCGCCCAAGAAGGTAAAGTTAAGTGCTTCGCAGGTAGCTATTGCGAAACGTTTAGGTGTACCTCTGGAACTTTACGCCAAAAAGGTTGCTGAACAACAGGAGAATAGATAATGGTTAGTGAAACACGCTTGAGCCGTGAGCTTGAGAGCCGCGCAAAAAGTCAACGTAAGGCGATGTGGGCACCCCCCGAACTATTGCCTACGCCTGATCCAGAGCCGGGCTTTGCGTTTCGTTGGGTTCGTGTTGCAACACTGAACTCGCCAGACCCTATTAATCTCTCTGCGAAACGACGTGAGGGTTGGGAGCCTGTTAAGGCATCTGATCATCCTGAACTACATTTGCACTTAGACGCCGACGGAGCTAGTAAAGATACCGTTGTGATTGGTGGGTTGATGTTGTGCAAGACCCCGGTTGAGTTTGTGGAACAGCGTAATTCACATTACCAGAAACAAGCAAACGACCAGATGACTGCTGTAGACAACAACCTCATGCGCCAAAGCGATCCGCGTATGCCTCTCTTTAACGAGAAGAAGTCGTCAACGACCTTTGGCTCTGGAAAATAATTTTTTGGAGTTTACTCATGGCTTATCCTACGATTGACAAGCCCTATGGCTTGAAGCCGATCAATCTGATCGGTGGTCAGGTGTTCGCAGGTGCAACACGCCAACTCCCTATCACGACCGCTTCGGTCAACTACAACACCGCTATTTTTAACGGTGACGTGGTTGCTCTGACGGCTGATGGTGTGGTGGCCGTTGCAACTCTGGACACTGATACTTCCCCTGTTGCTGGTGTTGTCGGTGTATTCCTCGGATGCACTTACACTAACCCTGTAACTAAGCAACTGACTTTCTCCCAGTACTGGCCCGGCTTCGCTTCTGGCGTGACCGATGCTAAGGCTTATATCGCAGACGATCCTGACCAGCTCTACAAGGTCGTGTCGGTTGGCGATACTGCTAACACTACTGGTTTGGTTCCTGTGCCTTTGACACAGTCCACTCTGGGTAACAACGTGGCTCTGGTGTTGAACACTGGTTCGACCACAACTGGTGACTCCCGCATCGGCATTTACGCTAACGGCGTAACGACTTCACTGCCAATGCGTGTAGTAGATATGGTGCCTGACACCGCAACCTCGACTGGTTTTGTTGAAGTGATCGTTAAGTTCAACTTCGGCTACCACTCGTACGACAACGCCACCGGCATCTAAGGAGCTGAATAATGGCTATTTCACGCGCACAACTACTTAAAGAGCTGCTCCCCGGTCTGAATGCTTTGTTCGGCATGGAGTACGCACGTTACGGCGAAGAGCACAAGCAAATCTACGAAACAGAGACTTCCGAGCGTTCCTTCGAAGAAGAAACAAAACTGTCGGGTTTCTCGGCTGCTCCAGTCAAGAACGAAGGCTCTGCGATTGCTTATGACAACGCGCAGGAAGCTTGGACCGCTCGATACAACCACGAAACCATCGCTCTGGGTTTCTCGCTGACCGAAGAGGCCATCGAAGACAACCTGTATGACAGCCTGTCGGCTCGTTATACCAAGGCGCTGGCTCGTGCCATGGCTTACACCAAGCAGGTCAAGGCTGCTAACGTCCTGAACAACGGCTTCTCCGCGTCCTACCCCGGTGGCGACAACGTGGCTCTGTTCTCGGCTAACCATCCTCTGGTCTCTGGTGGCGTCAACAGCAACATTCCATCAACCCCTGCTGACCTGAACGAGACTTCTCTGGAAGCCGCCGTTATTCAGATCGCTGCATGGACTGATGAACGTGGTCTGCTGATCGCAGCTAAGCCGAAGAAACTCGTTGTTCCTCCATCACTCCAGTTCGTCGCAACCCGTCTGCTGGAGACATCGCTGCGTGTCGGTACTAACGACAACGACATCAACGCGATCAAGAACAACGGTTCGATCCCAGAAGGCTATACGATCAACCACTTCCTGACCGACAACAACGCATGGTTCCTGACCACTGACGTTCCAAACGGCATGAAGCACTTTGTTCGTACGCCGATGTCTACATCAATGGACGGGGATTTCGATACAGGGAACGTTCGTTACAAGGCTCGTGAGCGTTACTCGTTTGGCTGGTCGGATCCACTGGGTATGTACGGGTCACAAGGGGCTTGACCTAAAACCTAGTGTTTATGCGGGTTTTAAAGGGGCTTCGGCCCCTTTTTAATTATGTGTTGTGTTACTCGTTACATTAGTGTATTCTACCCTCACTTTACCTGTATCGAATTGGAGGGTGTATGGCACGAGGTATCTACAAGATCATCAATGTACTGAACAACAAGTTTTACGTAGGGAGTGCCGTAGATTTTGCGGTACGTAAACGTAAACATTGGTGGATGTTGCGGCGCGGCACCCATGCGAATAAACATCTCCAAGCAGCGTGGGTAAAATATGGTGAGCCGTCTTTTACGTTTGTTATTGTGGAGGAGTTGCCGCCAGAGGCCGACATACTCGCAGCGGAGAATGTGTGGCTTAAAGAACATGTAGGTAAGGACTACTGCTATAACTTAGCTACAGACGCCACAGCCCCCCAGCTAGGGATGTCCGGCGATAGAAACGCCATGTGGGGCAAAACTTTCTCCCATACCGGTGAGGCCAAAGCCAAGATTGCCGCAGCCTCAGCAGCGCGGGTCCAGACCGAAGAGGAAAAAGCCAAACGCCGCAAGTCTATGCGCGGGCACCATGTAGCCTCGTCCACCAAAGCAAAAATCTCCGCCACCCTATCTGGCGAGGGTAATTTCTGGTTTGGTAAGAAACGTCCTGACCACGGTGCCAAGGTAAGCCGGGCCGTTATAGCTACAAGTCCGGACGGCAGAACCCTAGAATACGCCAGTATCCAAGCCTTACGGGAAGCGTCAGGGATGAAGCCGCCTACAATCAACCGGGCCCTAAAATCAGGTGCATTATTGAAACGGGGTCCCTATACAGGCTGGTCGTTTAAATATCTTGACACCCCACACTCCACCTAGTATAAAAGCACTAATCCGGGACTATCCGGCGCTTACGAACAGGCTCCCGGCCTGACGACATGCAGATCGTTTGCGCTTAACTCGCATGTGAGGACAACTCAAATGGCACTTTCTACTACCCAAAGCATCTGGCGTTCGGGCGGCGGCGATCAAACTCGTACCGCTTATTGTGGCTCCGGCGTCATGGCTGCTGAATTCTATGTTGCTGACGCTTCGGCGGCTGGCAACGTCAAGGTCTCTTCGGCTACTGGCGCTCCAAACCTGATCCTGCCTGCTGGTGCAGTGGTCCTGTCTGTTGTAATCAACAATGCTGGCGCTGGTTCTATCGACCTTGGCACAACTGGCTTCACCTCTGGTACGGCTACTCCTGCTGCCATCGCTAACAACCTGTCTGTGGCTTCGGCTGGCGTGGTTACCAGCGGCCTGACCCTGACTGCATCGACCGAGATGGCTTACGTGACTTCGCGTGACGACACTTCGGGTAGCGGCACTGTTGGTGGCTACATCACTTACTTCGTTGTCGATCCGCTGACCGGTCAGCAAAACGTCTAATTAAGGAGGCATCACCATGATGCAAACAGACGTTAAAGCGAAAAGCGTTTCCGTTTCTGGGAGCGTTTTTGGCGACCGTACCCGTGTTCGTGGTCTGGTGATTACTCCCGGCGCAAGTGCTGGGAGCGTCATTCTCAAAGACGGCGGGTCAGGCGGCACGACAATCATGACGATTGATACCGTAGCTCAGGGCGAGACGTTCAACGTAATCATTCCGGGCGAAGGCGTGCTTTTCTCGACCAACGTGTATGCGACTCTGTCTAACGCAACGGCGACGGTGTTCTATGGCTAAGACTCCGGCATGGACGAGGAAAGAGGGCAAAAATCCCAAGGGTGGTCTAAACGCCAAAGGGAGAGCTTCTTACAACGCAGCGAATCCGGGGAAGCCGGGGTTGAAAGCCCCCCAGCCGGAAGGCGGCGCAAGGAAAAAGTCGTTTTGCGCCCGGATGTCTGGAATGAAAAAGAAGCTCACCTCGTCGAAAACCGCGAACGACCCAAATAGCCGCATTAATAAATCTTTACGTGCGTGGAAGTGTTAAATGGAAAACCATCACGATACTGCGAAGAACGTCGCAGATGCGCTTTCGATTGCGACTGTGGTAGGTACGCTTATGGAAGTGCTGCCCGCCGTGGCGGCTTTGTTCACAATAATCTGGACTGGCATTCGTATCTACGAAACCGACACTGTGCAGAAACTTCTGCGCAAGGGGAAAAAAGATGAAGAGTAAAACTAAGCCCGCTAAGGGTTCGGCCCGCGTGAAGAAGTTTGATGTCGGTGGCACTGTCGGTGCTCTGGCTGGACTGGGCACACTGGCCTATCTTCTGTCACGTAAGAAGAAGGGTGAAGCGGGTAAAGAAGGCGCACCGGATGCAGCTAAGACTATGGTGGCTAGGTCCGCCATGGGTGAGGATGTAACCGGCGGAGACGATGCTGCTAAACAACGTGCGTTAGCTGCGTCGAAGGGACGTCCGGAGATGGGCGATGCGACGAACGACGACATCACAACCAAGAGGACTACGACACCTGCAGTTAAGAAAACTGCGCCCTCTGTAAAAGCTACGTCCTCTGCCAAAACCCCTGCATCTGATACATCTGGCGAAGTCAAACCCCCCATGACTGCAACCAGTAAGTTTAAGTCTTCACCAGTCATCGAAGCAGCTACAAAGGTACCGCAGAGCAAAACTGCACCTATCAAGGGTAAGCCTAACGAACAGCGCGAGTCCAAGTCCTACCCAGCAGTTGCTGCGGAAAAGAAGAAAGCTGATGCTGAGCGTAAAAAAGGTCAAGGTATGGCTCCGTACGCGTCAAGCGGTCGGGAAGAAATAATGCGGAAAAACCGTTTTCACAAAGAAGCAGAACTGGGTCGCGGCATCAAGAAGGGCGGCGCGGTTAAGAAGTACGCTGCTGGTGGTTCAGTTGGTTCAGCATCCAAGCGTGCTGACGGTATCGCACAACGCGGTAAAACTCGTGGAAAGGTGCTGTGATGGCTGATAAATCAATGGCTCGTCGGATGTACGAGAACGTCATGGGTACACCTGAGCAGAACGCTGAGGCTGAAAAGCGCATGGAAGAGCGGGATAAAAAGAACCCTGAGTCCATGCCTGCCAAGATCAACAAGGTCGTCAAGACTGTCACCGGTAAGAAAAAAGGTGGCTACGTCCGGGCGGCAGACGGCTGTGCCCAGCGTGGTAAAACTCGTGGGAAGATAGTCTGATGCCTGCCAAGTCAGCAAAGCAAGAGCGGTTCATGCAAGCCGTGGCGAACAACCCCAAATTTGCAAAGAAGGTCGGTGTTCCGACAAGTGTGGGTAAGGAATTTACTAAATCAGGAGGCGGTATGGCTAATACATCACGTATGAATCGACTGGAAGAGCTGGGTCGTGTTAACGCTGAGAAGGCGAAGACAGCTAAGGGCAAAAGCAATCTGGCCGCAGAGAAGAAGCGTATCGTTGGTGAGCTGAAGACTGGTATGAAGAAGATGGCTTCTGGCGGTCTGGCTGCTGGCCATAAGTCGGCTGATGGCGTTGCTACCAAGGGTAAAACCAAGGGCAAAGAGATCAAGATGGCTGGCTCGACCGGTATGAAAAAAGGCGGCATGACCAAGATGAAGTACGGCGGGAAGTGCTGAGATGATGGCCTCACGCGGTATGGGTGCAATTAACCCATCCAAGATGCCCGGCGGGAAGAAGAAAGCCCGTCGGGACGACACCGACTTTACGCAGTACAAAGAAGGTGGGAAGGTCAATGCTGCTGGTAATTACACCAAGCCCGGTCTGCGTAAGCGGATCGTGTCACAGGTGAAAGCCGCAGCAACTCATGGCACCGGCGCAGGTCAGTGGAGTGCTCGCAAGGCACAGTTGGTGGCTAAGAAGTACAAGGCCGCTGGCGGTGGGTACAGAGATTGAAAGCGCCACAGCAATCGCTAAAAAACTGGGGAGACCAGAAATGGCGAACCAAAAGCGGAAAGCCGTCGTCAAAGACCGGGGAGCGTTACCTCCCGGAAAAGGCGATAAAGGCACTAAGCCCAGCCGAGTATGCCGCCACAACGAGGGCAAAGCGGGCAGGGAAGAAAGCAGGGAAGCAGTTCGTCGCGCAGCCTAAGAGCATTGCGAAGAAAACAGCGGGGTTTAGATAATGGCCGTAACTACATCGACAACAGCGTTTAACCCCAACCTCAACGAGATATTTGAAGAGGCGTTTGAGCGTTGCGGCTTGGAGCTACGGACTGGTTACGATTTCCGTACGGCTCGGCGCAGCTTAAACTTCCTGCTAGGTGAGTGGGCAAACCGGGGTATCAACCTGTGGACTATTGAGCAGGGCTCCATCAATATGGTGCAGGGGCAGGTGACCTATGATCTTCCTAACGACACCGTTGATCTTATTGAGCACGTTATACGTACCGATTCTGGCAATGGTCCCAACCAGACTGATCTCAATATCACTCGGATTAGCGTATCCACCTACTCGACCATCCCAAACAAACTAGCGCAGGGTCGTCCGATTCAGGTCTGGATTAACCGGCAGTCAGGCCAAACCACCGACTTGTTGGGTGCAACCCCGTCGTATCCGCAGATTAACGTGTGGCCAGCTCCGGATCAGGGTACGCAGCAAAACCCGTATTACGTATTTTATTACTGGCGGTTGAAGCGCATCTACGACGCTGGCAACGGTGTGAACGTGGTCGATATTCCGTTCCGCTTCCAGAACTGCATGGTTGCAGGCTTGGCGTATATGCTGGCGGTAAAGAAACCCGAGGTGTCTCCGGATCGCCTGATGGCACTGAAGCTTATGTATGACGAGGCATGGGAGTTGGCGGCAAGTGAAGACCGCGAGAAGGCGGCTGACCGTCTGGTGCCACGTGAGTTCTTTATTGCTTAACGATGGGTAACAGGTTCAGTTCAGGTAAAAATGCGATCTCGGAATGTGATCGATGCGGATTTCGCTATAAGCTGAAGGTCCTGAAAAAGCTTGTCATTAAGACTAAGCAGGTTACGATTAAAGTGTGCCCCACATGTTGGGAACCTGACCAGCCACAGTTACAATTAGGTATGTACCCGGTGGACGACCCGCAAGCAGTACGGGAACCACGGCCAGATAACAGTTACAGGCAGGCGGGCTACACAGGCTTGCAGTTGACGGTAAATACAGACTTTGGTGATCCGTCTGGTGGTAGTCGGGTATTCCAGTGGGGCTGGGCTCCGGTAGGCGGGGCGAGTGCAAATGATGTGGGGTTGACACCAAACGCTTTAACGTCGTCCGCGCAGATAGGCAGTGTGACAATTACTTAGGAGTTGATATGGACAACATGAAGAAAGTAGCCAAAGCGGAAGTTAAGGCTCACGAGAAGCGTATGCACGGTGCCAAGAAGATGGCTAAGGGCGGCGTGACTTCAGAACAGATGAAGGCTATGGGCCGCAATCTGGCTCGGGCCGCGAACCAAAAATCGGGCTAAGCATGGCTAAATATTCACAAAAGCAGGGCGGCAAAGAAGTAGGCCAAGCTGCTGTTTACGCGGAGCCACACACCATGGACGGTAAAAAAGTTAAAGCTGACCTGCCCTACACAGCAGGTGCTAAAGTAATAAACGAGATGAACCCGTCAGTTGCGGGCTTGTCTAAGGGCAACTACAAAGAGGCCAAGACTTCGGGTATTAAAATCCGTGGTACGGGTGCTGCAACTAAGGGTGTAATGGCTCGTGGCCCGATGGGTTAATCATGACGTATAACGAACTGTTTATTGCTGTTAAGAACTACCTGCAAAACGACTTTCCAACGAATACTTGGACGGACGTAGCAGGTACAGGCACGACCACGTCTAACGGCACTAACCAGATCAACTTGTTTATTACGCAGGCCGAAGAGCGCATATATAACAGCGTTCAGATTCCACCACTGCGGAAAAACGTCACGGGCACCACCACTGCGGGGAATAAGTATTTGTCCTGCCCATCCGACTTTATGTCGGTTTTTTCTATAGCAGTCACTGATGGCGGTTATGACTATCTGCTAAACAAGGATGTGAACTTCATCCGCGCAGCCTACCCAAACCCATCAGATACAGGCAGACCTGAGTACTACGCGTTGTTTGGCCCAACAGTTGTGACCAGTGTTATTACCGACGAGTTGAGCTTTATCCTCGGACCCACACCAGACGCGATTTACAACGTCGAGCTTCACTACTACGCCTACCCAGAATCAATCACAGTCGCTGCTGACGGACGCACATGGCTTGGCGACAACTACTCGCCGGTTCTGCTGTATGGCACGATGCTTGAAGCATACGTATTCCTGAAGGGCGAGACCGATATGATGGCGACTTACAAAGCTAAGTACGACGAGGCTATGGCGCAGTTGAATCGTCTGGGCACAGGTCTGGAGCGTGGTGACGCATACCGCGATGGTCAGGCAAAGATTAAGGTTAACCCATGATCCAGCAAGGACTGACAAACAGCTTCAAGCAAGAGATGCTCCAAGCGGGGCAGAACTTGGCAACTGATACGCTGAAGATGGCCCTGTATACCGCCTTTTCTGATATCGGACCACTGACTACTGTGTACACAACAGCAAATGAAGTAACGGGTACAGGGTATGTAGCAGGTGGCGTTGCAGTAACCGGTGCGACAATCAGCACGGAAACCACAGGCCCGAACGCTGGGACTGTATATGTGGACTTCGCAGATGTTTCTTGGCCCGGAGCAAGTTTTACTGCTCGTGGGGCTTTGATCTACAACGTAACTCGTAGCAACAAGTCGGTGGCTGTATTGGACTTTGGTTCAGACAAGACCTTTACTTCGACCAACAATACCGTCACGATGCCAGTAAACACGGCGACGACGGCGCTAATTCGTTTTCCTTGAGAGGTAGTTATGAGCACAAAAGAGAAATCCAACTTGGCAGATAGCGTCGGTGCTTCGCTTGTTGCTGGCGGGAATCTGAGACAAGGCGCTGGCGCATCCGGTGTATATACCGTGGTATGTATTGGCGCTGATGGTGTTGAGAAGTGGCGCGATGAGTTCCCCAATCTGGTGGTCAACTCTGGTTTGCAGTTGATGAACGACACCTTCTTTGACGGCACCACGTACACGGCTGCTTGGTATCTGGGCCTGATTACCGGCCCTTCGTCTGGTACGACATTCAATGCTGCGGATACAATGCTCTCCCACGGTGGCTGGACAGAAGACACGACCTACTCCAACGCAACTCGACCACAGGTGACGTTTGGCTCTGCCACACTGGCTGACCCCTCGGTGATTGCAACGACTGCGACTTCGTTCTCGATTAACGGCACAACCACGGTGGCTGGTGCGTTTCTGACGACTGACAACACCAAGGGCGGCACGGCTGGTACGCTGTTCTCAGCAAGTGACTTTACCGGCGGAGATCGACTGCTTCAGTCGGGCGATACACTGAACGTGACTTATACCTTCACTCTGGAAGCACCGTAATGGCTCTTGTCCTTGCTGATCGCGTTAGGGAGACGACAACCACTGCTGGTACAGGCGCTATTACGCTTGACGGTGCGGTTGTTGGCTTTCAGTCTTTTGCTGCGGTTGGTGATGGCAATGTCACGTATTACACCATCGCAGGTCAGGGCACTTCCGAGTGGGAAGTGGGCATCGGCACATACACTTCATCTGGTACAACACTAAGCAGAGACACAGTCCTGTCTTCCTCAAATGCGGGGTCGCTGGTGACTTTCTCTGCGGGTATCAAGGATGTGTTTGTGGTGTATCCGTCCGAACGTGCTGTGTACTACAACGCCGCAAACGAGCCGCCATTTGACCCGGCGGGGACGGCAGTGGCCTTATCCATAGCTTTGGGCTGAGAACATGGCAAATCTATTTAAATCATATCCAAGTAAAGATGTCGGTACATCACCGGCGACCGTATATACCTGCCCTGCTGCGACACAAACCACACTGATCGGCTTGTCGGTGGCAAACACTTCGGCCTCACCTATTACAGCAGACGCTTATGTGACTCGCTCTGCGGTGGACTACTACCTGATCAAGTCGGGTGTGGTGCCAGTCGGTGGCACGTTGGTGATTGTGGGCGGTGAGCAGAAGGTAGTGTTGGAGCCATCTGATGTGCTGAAGGTTGTGACTAGTGCGGCTTCGTCTGCGGACTGTTTTGCTTCGCTGTTGGAGATCACCTGATGAGTTACATCGGCTCCACCCCAACGACACAGAGCTTCATTGCTGGGACGGACTCGTTCAACGGCACGGGTTCGGCTACGAACTTCACGCTGTCGCGTTTTGTCAACTCCACCAACGACATCCAAGTCGTGGTCAACAACGTGGTGCAGTACCCACCGAACTACTCGGTATCAGGCAATACGCTGACTATCTCTCCGGCTCCGTCTGCTGGAACGAATAATGTGTATGTTAGGTATTTGAGTACGACGAATCAGAGTATTGCGCCCAGCCAAGGAACCATAGGTAAAGCGCAGTTGGATATTGCAAATTTTAATGGCACAGGCGGAGTGTCCATACCTGTGGGCACAACATTACAACGCCCTTCTGCGCCCGTAATAGGGATGCAGAGATTTAATACCACATTAAATGCGATGGAGTATTGGGACGGCTCGTTGTGGAGCCAGCAGTTTATTGCAACGTATTCTGTTGAGTATTTGGTTGTTGCGGGTGGCGGCGCTGGCGGTAACTACGGTGGCGGTGGCGGTGCTGGTGGGTATTTGTCAGGATCAGCAACATTAAGTGTTGGGACCCCGTACCCAATTACTGTAGGAGCGGGGGGCGCGGGCGCGACCGTTGTTCCGTTATATGGCGGCAATGGGGTAAATTCATCTTTAAGCACTATTGCAGTTGCTATAGGTGGTGGAGGCGGGGGTGGTAATGACCCAGCTACTGCTGATGCGCAGAGCGGTAGATCCGGAGGATCTGGCGGAGGCGCTTCTACTCAAAATGCTGTTGGTACATTTGGTGCTGGAACTACCGGGCAGGGCAATCGTGGCGGATCTTCTACTGGAAGTGGTAATACAACTCGTGGTGGCGGAGGAGGTGGTGCGGGGGCAGTTGGTGTAGATGGTTCCAGTACAGGTAATGGCGGAGCAGGAACGCAGTGGCTTAATGGCACAACTTATGCAGGTGGCGGAGGCGGGGGTGGTTCTGCTTTGACTAACTCCGTAGGTGGTACTGGCGGCGGCGGCGCATTCAATACTCCCGGAACGGCAAATACTGGTGGCGGAGGTGGGTCAAATAATAGTGGAAGCGCGACAAACAGGAACGGTGGTTCTGGAATAGTAATAGTTCGTTATTCTGGTGTTCAGCGCGGCTCGGGAGGAACAGTTACGTCAAGCGGTGGTTATACTTACCACACGTTTAATTCTTCAGGAACCTACACCGCATGAGCGCCACAATAAATAATTTTATATTAGAGATTGACGAGTTTTTGCCAGTCGAATGGTGTAACCATGCCGTTCAATATTTTGAAAATATGCAATCGTCTGGGCTTGTTGCGGATAGATCTGCGGAAGCTTTAAGCCATGTGTTTGACGACAGAACACTGACTTTGCATGGCGAATACTCAATACAGATAGACGGCACGCAACATCTTTGCGATTCTTTTGTAACAGAGTTTTGGGCGAAAGCTTACCCAGCTTACGCAAAGAAATTTAGTATTTTGAAAGATTTGGCGTCGCATTCTATTTATTATATGAAGGCGCAAAAAACGGAAGTGGGTCAGGGCTATCATTCGTGGCATTGTGAGAGCGCAACTAGACAAACTTCTTCGCGGCTGCTGTCTTTTATATTGTATTTAAACGATATTGTTGAGGGCGGCGAAACAGAATTTTTGTATACCCCGTGCAGAATAAAACCAAAAACAGGAAAACTTGTTTTGTTTCCCGGGGGCTTTACGCATACGCACAGAGGTAATCCACCAATATCAAATACCAAATATATTTTGACTGGGTGGGTAGAGTTTTAAGGTAAAAATATGACGCACTTTGCTAAAGTACAAAACGGTATTGTGGTCAGCGTGATCGTGGCCGAGCCGGAGTTTTTTCAGACGTTCGTAGATACGTCCCCCGGCGAGTGGATTCAAACCAGCTACAACACGTATGGCGGTCAGCATCCAGAGGGCAGACCACTACGTAAAAACTACGCCGGTATTGGATATACCTACGACCGTGAGCGCGATGCGTTTATTCCGCCGAAGCCAGAGGGCAATTACGTTCTGAATGAAGAGACGTGCCTGTGGGAAGAAGTGATTCAGGAGCAATAAATGCCAGTAGATAAGATACCAAGTGCGGGGATGGAGGCGACGGGAACACCAAGTTCGTCCACCTTTTTTCGTGGTGACGGCGCGTGGGCTACGACAATAACGTCTGGTACTGCGGTCAGTGCATCAGGTACGTCGGTTGACTTTACTGGTATCCCTGCAACAGCCAAGCGGATTACGGTGATGTTTAGTGGAGTAAGCACAAGTGGATCAAGCCCGCCTCAAGTGCAAATTGGTTCAGGCTCAGTAGTAACAACAGGGTACGTTGGTGCAGCAATTGCAATTCTTAACACAGCTAATGGCATAGCTTCGTTTTCAAGCGGTTTTTATATAGAACAATCGTCAGGAAGTATTACATCATCAACTGTTCGCCACGGCATATTGGATCTTGTTTTGCAAACAGGAAATACATGGGTTGCTAGAGGCAATTTTGTACATACCGGAACAAACACAGGTGGGGCAACGGCTGGATATTTAGCTCTTTCCGGAACCCTAGACCGCGTCCGTATCACCACCGTCAACGGCACAGACACCTTCGACGCTGGCACTATAAACATCATGTGGGAATAAGATGAGTTACATCGGCGCACAACCAACTACCGGCTCGTTCCCGTTCGATCAGTTCAGCGGTGATGGATCAACTCCGTCTTTTACGCTGACCTATGCGCCAGCCAGTGCGACTTCGATCATCGTAGCAATCAGCGGTGTGGTGCAGAACCCGAACCTGTACTCAGTCATCGGCACAACCCTGACATTTTCACCTGCTCCACCATCTGGTACGAACAATATTTCGGTGCTGTATCTGGGCCTGCCAGTCATTGGTGTACCGTCACCGGGCAACACGGCTTATAGAACAGCACAGGATTTCACTGCAACTGCCAGTCAGACAGTATTTACGCCGAGCGGTTCTTACACCGTTGGGTTTCTTGATGTGTATCGCAACGGCGCAAGGCTTGGGTCGGCTGACTTTACTGCGACTAATGGTACGACGGTAACACTGGCAAATGCTTGTACTGCGGGCGACTTGGTAACGATTGTCTACTTTACCCTGACTTCTATCGCCAACGCCATCCCACAAAGCGGCGGTACGTTCACAGGCGCGGTATCGGGCACAAGCTTTTCTGTACCTACGGGGACGCTTTATCCGTTGGTGTCTGGCACAGCGGTAAGTGCATCAGGTACGTCGGTGGATTTCACGGGTATTCCGGCAACAGCTAAGCGGATTACCGTGATGTTAAGTGGTGTGAGTACGAGTGGAACAAGTAATCCGTTAATTCAATTAGGAGATTCTGGTGGAATTGAAACTACCGGGTATCTTTCTCAAGGAATTGTTTCAGGCGCAACAAATATAGTTGCCAGTGCTTCTTTTACTTCAGGTTTTGGTATTAACGGTGCAAACGCCGGTAATCTTATGTATGGGCACATGGTGTTTACGTTAAGTGGGGCCAATCTTTGGATTGGATCTCATGTAATTGGGATAAATTCAACAGGTACTATCTATTGTTTTACTGGTGGTGGAAGCAAAACCCTATCCGACACCCTAGACCGCATCCGCATTACCACAGTCAACGGCACAGACACCTTCGACGCTGGCACTATAAACATCATGTGGGAGTAACGAATGACACGCGCAGTTAATACAGCGTTAGCCGGATCAGGCGGGGTGTTGCAGGTTGTGCAGGTCATTTCCTCCACCGTCACAGATACCACAAGCACTACATTTACAGATGCAGCGGGTTTAACTGCATCTATTACACCGCAAAGTACGTCGAGCAAAATATTGGTTCTTGTTGATGTTGCTGTGCGTGGGCAAGCAAGTGATTCTATTCTTGGCGGCCTACAAATTGTGCGAGACGCTACCGCTGTCCATACGGATAACTACGCGTTCCAAATTGGTGTTAATGCCAACGTGGGCGTTGCAACGCACGCGAGTATGAACTACCTAGACTCCCCAAATACGACAAGTGCAACTACTTACAAGGTTCAGTTGCGAAGAGTGTCATCGTCGGGCATAAGTTATGTCTTTTCGGTAAACCCCAGCGCAAACAATCGCTCAACGATCACACTTATGGAGATCGCGGGATGAATCGTTCCAATTTCGTTTTTAAGCTATACCCACAAGTTGTCACCATCCGTGGCGATGTGGCTTATGACGCGCAAGATAACGTGGTTGAGTATGACGCCGCTCTTGTTGACGCCGAGATCGCAAAGACAGAATACCAACGCCAACGCGCAGCAGAGTACCCGTCATTCGCTGACCAATTCGATCTTCTCTACCACGGCGGCTATGACGCATGGAAAGCTGCGATTGATGCAGTCAAGACAAAGTATCCGAAACCGGAGTAAGACATGGCATTAACTAAGGTACAACCCGGACTTCTTGAGGCAACTGGAACCCCCAGTTCGTCCACCTTTTTCCGTGGTGACGGCGCTTGGACTACAACTCTAACGTCTGGCACAGTCAACGCAGGTGGTACAAACCCATTCCCCGCATCTCTTGGCCCCAATGTTGTGGACTTCACAGGTATCCCAAGTACAGCAAAACGGGTTACGGTGATGTTTAGCGGTGTGAGTACCAACGGTACTAGTGTCGTGCAGTTACAGCTTGGAACGTCTGGCGGGGTTACTTCTTCAGGATATCTCGGCTCAATACAAACGTCTACTTTGCGCTCTAACTTTTCTTCTGGTTTTGCAACAACCGATAGTGCCAGTGGACTCGCCACATACGTAAGGCATGGTGTTTATTCGATTGTAAATTTAGGGTCAAACGTTTGGTGTGCGGCTCTCAATACTGGGCTCTCAAATCAAAGTGATACTTGGTCTGGTAGTGGCTCAGTAACCTTATCAGGAACACTAGACCGCGTCCGCGTCACCACAGTCAACGGTACAGACTTATTCGACGCTGGCTCCATTAATATCATGTGGGAATAAATGCTATTTGCTGACAGCGCATTTTGTACTACCCCATTTGCTACGGCGGCTGCACGTACATGGCAAGTTGCGCTCAGTGAAACGGCACAAGGCTCTGACACTGTCGTTGGGGTATCCACAATTCCAGTCAGCATAAACGAGACAGCACAAGGCGCAGACGCTGTGGTGGGTGTATCCACAATCCCGGTCAACATCGCAGAGACCGCCGAAGTATCAGACGCAGTTACAAACACCAACGACGCCGCCGCAGCCATTGCCGAGATATTAGAAGGTGTGGACACGGTTGCTGCCCAGCTTGACGCAGTAGCTAATATTGACCCCTACGCGCAGGTGTCCGAGACGATTACGACTGCCGGGTCTGTCTTCAGTGACGTGTGCGCCGAGGTGTCTGACGCGGTAGATACTGTAACCAACACCACAATACAGAACTCCAGCCTGTCTGAAACCGCAGAAATAGATGACTCCGTTGCCAACACCGTGGACGCCGTAGCTTTCGTATCGGAAACTGGATCGGTGGTTGCATCTGTGGTAAATAATCTTATCGCGGTTGCCATCGTTGCGGAGACAGCCCAAGCGTTTGACTCCATCGTTCAGCGCCTGTTGTGGGAACTGATTGACGACAACCAGACGGTGAACTGGCAGGTAATTAACTCGAACACGAACTCTGGCTGGGTGGTGATTGACACAGACATGCCGCCGGGCTGGACCAAGATAGATACGATATGAGCCGAGCCAAAATAGCCACCCTAACCCTGTCCGCCCTCGCACTGGTGGGGATTGTCTCGCATGAGGGATACAGGGACGACGCTTACATTCCGATCCCCGGCGACGTGCCGACGATTGGTTTTGGCACAACGGAAGGCGTAAAGATGGGCGACAAGACCACGCCGATTAAAGCCTTGAAGCAAGCTATGCGGGATGTACAGCGGTTCGAAGGTGCGGTCAAGCAGTGTGTCAAAGTACCCCTGTATCAGTACGAATACGATGCGTATATCAGCCTGTCTTACAACATTGGGTCAGGTAACTTCTGCCGGTCCACGCTGGTGAAGAAACTCAACGCCCAAGATTACGAGGGTGCCTGTAAAGAAATACTACGTTGGGACCGGGCGCAAGGGCGTGTTGTTCGTGGGCTGACGATTCGTCGTCAAGAGGAGTACAAACAATGTACCGGGACGTTATAATTCTACTAATAGCTTTAGCTGTCGGTTTTTTGACAGGGTGGAAAACACAGGGCTGGCGTTTAGGCAACGAAATAGCGACAATACAGGCAAAACACACGGACGAACTTGCCAAGATTGAAAAGGCGGCGCGGGACACGGAAACTAAGTATCGGGAGCAAGAACAGCGGTTGGTAGCCTCTGCCGCCCAAGCGCAGGAGAAACGCAATGTGGAAGTCGCTGGTATTAACCGTAAGCTCAACGCTGCTCTTAGTGAGTTGCGCAACCGCCCCGAAAGAATCGTTACCACCACCCGTGTTGAAGTGCCCGGTACCCCCACCGCTTGTGTTGGAACGACCGGTTCGGAATTGGCAAGGG